CAAAGAAAACCGTGCAGGAGTGGCTTGATTATGACGATGATAGATTAAACGAGTCAGATAAAAAATACCTCGAAACAATTACCAAACCATTCATCAAAATGTGTATAGGTGCAGAATGAACATGCAGCCAATCTATATAGATATCTGGGGGAATATCACCCCCACACGCACACCGGATACAGCGGTGACACTTAACAGCAACACCACAGTTGTAGATGCCCATGACCGCATCCACAACGCCTTTCCAGACGTACCACAAGCCGAGAGTATCTGGCTTGCCGTTATCCAACTAATCTCCCAAAGGAGTACAGCACATGTTCATCAGAGCGAAACCCTATAACCAGTACGGTAAAAAAGACGTACTGAAGGCTAGCCTCGCACAACACTTCATCGGACGAGGTACTACACACAGTAGTACCGAGTTCTACCGGAACCAGATACCCGACGCCAACAACCCACATCGCTGGGAATCAGGCAATCTGATATTCGTCAGTGTTGAAGGAGCTCGCAATCCGAGACTCAAGTTCGACAGAGAACTCATTGATCTAGCCATCGCCAAAGGAATGAGTTTTGTGGCTGACAACACCGAAGCTCGCGAGCGGATGTATAACATCGGCGAACGTGAACTGGCTCGATACCTCACAGAAAAGGGCTACCACAGCCTCAACCTCACTCACTACGCCATATGGGAACCCAAACCATGAGACAGGAAAAATACGAACGTATACGCACAGGCTTATCCGAACCCGATGCACCACAGATGCTACTACAACTACGCAATGAAATCGCATCTGAATCTTTACAACTAATAGCAAAAGCCAACACTTGCACAGACCTCGCAGAAATGCGAGAGCTAGGCTTTCAGATTGGACAACGCGCAACCACACTCAAAGCAATAGATCGTGACCTCTATTTTCTCATGTACCCCACCCCCGAAGGAGAAGACCATGGCAAGCAAGACAGCAGTACTACTGGCAACGGCAAACTTATCTGCTAGCCTACAGAGACATCAGCCACCTACAGAGGAAGTCCGTACACGGTCGACCTGTATCCGTCCTGACGGTACAGTCATTATCCGGGACTTCCCTGCAAACTGGGGGCATAAGCAGATCTCAAGAGAGATCATGCTAGCCCAACGCCACAACTCCATCATGTTCATCGAGAGGATCAACCATGAAAAACCTTCTTAATATGATAGCCGTGGCTTTCTTATTCGGAGTGTCCGCTGAAAGTGGGCGCTACTTAACTCTACGTTACCTACAGGAACGCGAAAATGATGCACATAAAGCCCCAGCTCGTAATACCCGAGGGAACTCCGATACAGTACGAGTCCCCCGACCAAGTAAGAGAAAACCAGCAGGAAAAACTCAGCTTAAGGCTAATGCGTCCACGAGACGAAGTAGCACGGCTGGTTAACTGGCACACAATGCCAGAGGAAATAGAGCAACTCGAATACCAGAGCGATTACATCGACCCGGTGGACGAGATGCTGGCACAAGCCGCAACAATGGAACTCGAAGAGTCTTTAGTTTTTATTAAAGAGTTTTACGAAAAAAGAAACCCAGTCCACTCCGTGGACTAGGGGAAGTACGAAATTGGCTCGCTCGACATGGATGTCGATACCCTCACTTACTCACTTAATCTTACATTCTTGGAGCATTACCATGACTAAATTCACTACTGGCACAACTCTGGTCGACGTTATCAACACTATCGAAGATCAGCAAACTCGCGACCGCTTCTTCAGAACTTTCGCACACGCAGCTCTCGTCAGTGCTATCCGGGGCTTCCACTCCGCCATCCAATTCACTCAGACACTGGATGATATGGCAGAACGCAACGGCATCGACGCACGCAATGCTGCTGACCACGCAGGCGATCCTACCCTGATGGACAGCTTCCTCAACATTCAGACTATCCGCGACCGCATTCACGCGGACGCACAACTGGCAGCTCAGGTTTATGGCAACCTGCGCATCGAGATGGAGCCCTGCGACCGTATGCAGCCTATGTCACCAGAAGCCATGATGGACTTCCTGACCAGCCAGCCGCGAACAGCAGACGATGACTTCATCGCGCTGAAAGCCAAGCTTACTGGGCTTGATCCAGAACTCCTGAAACTGGTAGACCGTCAATCCAGTCTGGAAGATCTCCGCCATCTGCGCGAAAGCGCACCAGATATCTTGGCTCAGATCAATACCTTCACACAGCTTGACAACGACCTTGTGATCCCACCGATTACGGAAATCCGCTGGACTAGCAAGATCTGCGACAAAGTCATCGAGCAGGTGGAACGTGCCATCATGAAGGCACGCAACATCGAAAAGATGATGGAAGCTGCCAAAGACCGGGTGCTCGTGCTACCGGAAGTCGAGAAACTGATTAAGTTCATCGACTTCGTGGCAGTGGAACACAGCGCCGAGCTCGAAGAAGCTGAGACACGAGGCTTCAGCACTCCGAGCGACTCAGTTGACGAACGTGCGGTATCTGCTACCAAGCGCAACGTCAACATCCTGAAACAGCAGGTCAAAGCTGCAGAAGAGGCTCTTAAAGTAGCCTAACCCCAGAGAACTAACCGCTACCTACACCTAGGTAGCGGTTTTTTTATGTCGAGGAGACAGAGATCATGTCCTTATCAGATTGTCCAAAATGCTGGAGCACACCGTGCGAATGTGGATATGAATGGCGAAACTCCGACATTCAATACAGGTTAAAACAAGCAGCCGTAGTTTTAGGAGTAAATAAAGATGAACTACGAGACTGTGTAATATCTATTATCCCGGATATTCACCCTATGAAAAGGAAATACCCATGAGCTATCCACCTTTCGAAGAAGGACAAAAAGCCTTCAGTCTCACCTACGGGAAAATAACTATAATACTCATAACCCATATGGTTATTCAAGGAAGTAAAGATTCTGGAGAAATTCTTTCATGGTATCCAAACGGGAACCTTAACGCTAAATCCCGTATACCTGATCTCTACCCTGAAGAAGTACAAATCATCCCGAAATCATGGAAAGTAATTCCTCCCCCGCCACCACCTCCACCAAGAGGAACGGCAGTATTAGTTTCAAACGACAACCGCATAACTTGGTATATACGAGTTAGTACAGGCGAAGTAACCGAAAACGGAGAATTATGGTGCTTCGACTTAAATGAAAAACTACATCCGATTTACTGGGAAGTATGGAGACCGTTTGATTTATGAAATACCAACAACGAGAACTCGAATGCGAAGCAATACAATGGACAGGCGAAAACCTCTCCGAAATCATTCCTTTCCTAGGGGATGAACTAATCGCTAAAATGGAGCCATTTATAGAAATCGGCTCATACCTGAACGAAGCTACAGTAAACACCGGCGACTGGATATTCACGTTCGATGGAAAATCCTTCGAAACCCTTTCGAATAAAGTTTTTAAAGAGCGGTTTCGGTTTTTACCAAAGGAGATAGAGGGATGTACAAAAAGTGCCTAGATTGTCCAGAACTCTTTCTCCATAACCCTAACGGACGACATAGATTACGTTGCCCAGCCTGCGCCTTACAGAAAAAACGAGAACAACGACGTATGTGGGCAGGAGAAAGTTACAAGTCTGAATTTTCAAAAGCATGGGTACAAAAATCTACAAAAACGGCTAAGAAGAAAACGAAAGCCAGCGCAAATATACCGCAAGAAATCATAGTCCCCAAGATCATTTATGTAGGGCGCGTATCATAAGCAAGATAACAAAAATATGGATTGATGAATGGCACAACAATAAGTACTACTCAAAGCGCAACCTGCGACCAAAGCAAACGCTCGGGTCATCGCTGCGCGATCAAGTTGAGGCGGCAAAAATAGAGATTCACAGGATGAACCCTTTAAGAAATCACAAGAAGATTGGAAAGCGCACACGCTACTTTTTGCGTTCAGTATACGGGAGTAAATACTGATGCACACGCAAGAAATACAAAACCTAATCAACACTGCGCTACACGCTCCGGCAACAGGCTCAATCGTAATACAAGGTGCGCTATTCCTCGACATAATCAGCCGCATGGAGAATGCAGAGCAACAGAACGCAGAGCTGTTGGATGTTGCAAAGGAAGCGGTACGCAGCGGAATACTTTATCCACTCTCAGTAGCCATCGCCAAGGCAGGAGATAAAACATGAACATATTTAATGCGGGCAGACCATCACCCGAATACTTAGAAATTAAGCAGCTAAAGCAAAAAAACGCAAAGCTGCTGGATGTAGTGCAAGAATTGGAATCTGCTGTGTTAGCTGCTCATAATTTAATCGAAGTAGAACAATTTTGTGCAGCGAAAATCACAATAAAACGCGCCAATGACGGCATCTGGGAGCGAAGGGAAGCCATCGCCAAGGCAGGGGGTGAGGCATGAATATGCGTGAGAGGTTTGAAGATGCTTACCCACCTAGACTGAACGGTGGATTTTGCAAAGAGCGCAACTGGTATGAGAGAAAAGATGATGGTCGTTGGTATCCTGACATTGAGCGCAACTACCAGTGGAATATATGGCAGAAAGCATGGCAAGCCTGTGAGCCGTCATTGCAGCAACAGAACGCAGAGCTGCTGGCTGCGCTGATATGGATTAGCGTGGAGTCTGAATCAACGGCAATGGTTATATCACGAACACGAATCAGCATGGCTGCAAAAGAAGCCATCGCTAAGGCAGGTGTGAAATGACAGAAGTTAAACATACACCTTACCAATATGAAACCTGCGGGTGTAGGGATTGCAAAGGAAGCCGTGATTCCCGTGACCTACAAAAACTACGGGAAGAAAAAGCTAAGAGAATTTACGGCGACAACTGGAAAAACATAATGAGTGGAATGGGGGATCAGTAATGGCTACTGGGTATTATTGGATAAACTACATTAAAAGAATAAAAATTGCTTTTAATCGAGCCGCCAGAAAAATGAAAATACGAAAAGGAATTTGCCCTTCTTGCGGAACAAAAGACGGTGTAAAGGGGTGCAAAACATGCAACGGAATCGGCGGTGGATGGTTTGATGGCGGAGGCGCATAACCCTGCAATAAGCGGCTACTCCGCATTGATAACTATCAACCGGAAAAAGAAATTTGCCAAGTAGAGGAGCTCATACATGATTGACTTCGATCGAATGTATCCAAACTATTTCGACTCTATCCCCGGCACTCAGGCAGACTTCATACGACATAAACTGGATAACCGAAACTGGATCTCCCCCGAAAACCTTCATCATTTAGAAATAGACGGTATGATCCTGAAAAAAGACCTGATCGTCGGGCATGAATACGAAGGCGGTTGCCGCAATGCCGATAGAGCAGTCTGGCACGGCACCCACTTCGTTTATATGCGCACCAAGTTTGGCAGCACATTTCCCGAAGATATTAAACACCCGGAAGACGACGACGGTTACGACCTCTTTGTTCCAATAAAGGATATAACAAATGCAAACAATAGAACTAACTCCGAAGAAAGTTGAATGCCCGCTTTGTGAAAAAAAGATACGTCCTCTGGGTATGATGAGTCACCTACGAGATAAACACAACGTTCCAGAGATTCCACCCCACCCACAACCGAAGATAAACCCGCATGAAAACAGGCCCTGACTTTGGATGTATCAAATTCCAAGTACGTAGAGTATAATACCCTCGTCCTAAAACGAGGCAAACATGATGATAAAGCAATGGTCTTTTAGTAAACTCTCCGTGTTCGAACAATGTAAATTTCGAGCTAAACTCCAATACGTAGACAAGATCCCTGAACCCGAACGCCCTTTACCCCCCGGAAAAACTGAACATGCCAATGACCGCGGCTCCCGTATCCACGATTCTGCTGAATTTTATATTCGCAACAACTGCAAACTTATCCCTGAGCTTTCCAAGTTCGAACAAGAGTTCGAAGCTCTAAAGACTTTATTCAAAGCTGGTAAGGTCTCACTGGAAGGCGAGTGGGCACACGATCGCGAATGGCTACCCGCAGCATGGAACAGCAGCACAACATGGCTGAGACTGAAGCTGGATGCGTTTGTACACGTTTCCAAGACTCACGCCGTCGTTATAGATTACAAGACCGGCAGATTATACGGAAATGAGATCAAGCACGCCGAACAAGGCCAGCTCTATATGGCTTCGGTTTTCGTGCGTTACCCAGAACTTGAAACGGTGACCGTTGAATTCTGGTATACCGACCAAGACGATATCACGTCAGTAACGTATACCCGCGCACAAGGAACACATTTCCTTAAAAAATACACAAACAAAGGCGATCTGATTACTTCTTGTACAGATTTCCCGGCTAATCCAAACATCTTCTCGTGCAAATGGTGCCCTTACGGCCCTAAAGGAACAGGACACTGCACAAAAGGTGTCTGAAACTCGCTCAACTTTCTGACAAAAGCTGCCCCTATATGGGGCAGTTTGCGTTTTAACCCCCAACCCAACTTCTAATAAAATTTCGGTGGAAGAAGTGCTGACTCGTTATAGGAAAAAACCCCATGAGTGTTTCTAATTTCGCTTCTGAAGCCAAAGCAAACCAACGTGTAGCCCAACAGATAGAACAACAGATAGATCAATTCATCAACCGAGGCGGAATTATCCAGATAGCCCCGTACGGAGCTTCAGGAATAACCGATTCACCTACCAAGAGGAAAACCCCCCATGGCCGAAATAGTCATACGACGCCACCAAGCGATCTTTAATCCAACGCAGCACAAGGATGAAATTCATATCATCGGTGTAGGCGCTACTGGTAGCCGTATATTCCAAGCCTTAGTGGAACTCGGTTGTATGAACATCACCTGCCACGATTTTGACGTAGTCGAACCCCACAATCTGGCAAACCAAGCATACGACGCAAGCGACATAGGTGAACTGAAAGTAGAAGCCTGCCGCAAACTGTACTGCCGCAAAACAGGTAGTGCAGAAGTACCCAAGGGATATAAGTTCAGTCCTTTGGCCTTACCAGACGACACAGCGCCGATGCTCACCGGATACGTCTTTCTGCTAACAGATAGTATGTCAAGTCGTAAAGAAATTTATACGGACTGCATCAAAGATAATCCGATGATCGAACGAGTAATCGAAACCCGTATGGCTTCAACTCACGGTAACGTGTTCGTTTTCGATCCTAAAGATAAAGAAGAAGCAGATAAGTGGGAAGCCTCACTTATTGACGACGGCGTAGCAGAACTCTCACCCTGCGGACAACCGATGTCTGTAGGGGCAACAGCTTCTATCATCGCCAATTTCGCCATCTGGCAGTACATTTTGGCTAACACCAACGAAAAAGCCATGTGCAAACAGATAGACATGTATATGAAACCCTTCGACATCACAGGAAACTAACATGACTCAGCTAACTTACGCGCAACAGATCGACGCCTGCCTTTTAAAGCTAGCATATTCAAAAACGGATCGTGCTTCATTCATAGCCGCCGCAGCCAAACAAGCCAAACTTCAAAAACTGGATATCACCCTTATTTATCAAGGAGTTATGCAAGCCGTCGGTAAAGCTCTCACAGATTGGCAAGCCTATTTCGACGGCGAGATTTTCAATGAACACACTCCAGTTTACGGAAACGTTGCGGGTCTACGCAGCATTTACACACCTCCTGTTAAAAAAGAATATCAGTGGGATTTCAAATCAAATTCTTTAACGAGGGAAAACACTTTGATCCTGCCTACAAAACACAAAGTTCCTGAAGTGTATTTCACTCCTCAAACTCGCGCTATCATCGACCACCTCGTTCGTGCGTGTAATCAGGAAGTGGGCTGGTTAGGCACAGTAGCAGAAGACAACGGCGTGTACGTTATCGACCAGATCTTCGTCCCAAAACAAACGGTCACGCACACCGAAACCGATATCGGACTCGATGCGATGGGCGCTCTGGCAGAAGAGCTGTTCGAAAAAGGCGACTCGCCAGACAGACTCTACTACTGGGGACACTCACACGTAAATATGGGCGTAAGCCCTTCATCGCAAGATGAAGACCAGATTCGTGAATACCTCGAAGCCTGCCCCAAGTTCATCCGCAGTATTCATAACAAAGCAGGATTACAGAAGGTGGATTTCTACGATCGCGATAACCGCATCATCTATCAGAATCTCCCAGCAAAGACTTTGTTCTCTCTTGAGCAGACCTTCAAGACAAACCTCGACGAGCTTATCGCGCGTAACGTAACAGCGGCTACGTTCAACTACAACATGGGCAATACTAAAGCGGGCAAAAAAAAACTTCCGCAAATCTAAGCGGGAGTAGCCAGCAAGAACTTGACTATACCTTCTACACACCTGAAGAATGGGAGATGTTACATGACCCTTTTGGATACACCTGAACCAACCGTAAGTCTGGTTAAGTACGGCAACGAAAGTTTAGCTAAACTACAGTTAGCCCACGCCCAGCTCATTGAAAACATAGACGGACGGGTTAGGCGAATAGCACAACTCCGCATCACAGAAGAAGCAACGCAGAAAGAAATAGACGAACTAGAGGCGTTCTTCGCCGCACTTCCCGAAGGGCTACATGTACCGGATGTACTGGTAGATTGGGAAGACGAACGCACACACCATAACAAAGAACGGATACGCGAACTCGAAGGCTCGATAGAAGGTTACAGAAGAGACGTAGAAATATGGGAAAAACGAAAGCTGGAAATCGAAGGTAAGATTCTAATCGCACAAAACGAGACCGATTCATGCCCCGCCTACACGCTCCAGAGTATCCTCGACTTCTTCTCTACACAACTAGAAGACGCAAGTATTCAAGGCGACTATCTACGACTAAAAACGCAGCCCTTAAAAGCCAAGATAAACAAGATTGCTAGTAAATCACCTGATGTACTGGAAGTGCATGTAACTGACGACACGTTAATTATCCCCCCGCTGTGTATACACGTCCCGCTAGTACAGGGAGCTATAAAGTTTAGCATGGTCACTTTCTCTTTTAACAACGGCTTCAACGATAACGCAGTTCACCCACATCACATGGGTTCAGGGTCAGGGTGTTTTGGTGATTTCGAGTCTCCCATCCACGAAGCTCTGGAAAGCAGAGACCTGCTGCTGGTTATAGAGTTCATCCTCCTATTCCTGTCACAAATCAATACTGACGGTGACGACGCAGGGCGTTCATGGCCGCGTATGTTCGTAAGCAGACAAGAACTGGGTAGTGCAGAATGGCTAAACAACCACACACTCGTAGTACACGGTACTCAGGTTTATACTCCAATAAACCGTCCACCAGAACCCATCATCCTCACAGTCAAAGGCCGTGACTTCCGCGTGGCTTTTAAAGGATGTAAGTATGAGCCTAACGATCTAATACTAAGTGGTTCGGACGAAGACATCCGCTTTATAAAAGGATTTAATCCGAACACGGGCAAAACAGAAATCTATAAACTCGGCTATAACGAAATTCCACATCTCAATAACCCAAATAACGGTGGAAAGGATCTAGTTTTTAACGTCACGCCCACGAACCAGCATCCGAAAGAACGAGTTATGGCAAATATAGGAAGAATAAAGCATTTCCTAGAGCGCTACTACAACCCGCCAGTAGAAGTCGTTGCGGCCGTAGAAGAAGGCGATGCGCTAGATCTACTTATCCAAACCATGAACGTAGGTGACACAGTAGGAGATATCGAATGTCACGACTAATACCAAGAAACTGCACGCCTTTGCCCAGCGACACGCCTTTATCCGTCGCTACCTTTATACGAGACACAAAAGATCGACTAGAAATAGAAAGGCTACAGCTAGCGATCCGTAATTACGAAGCTATGATAGCCCAAATCAAACCCAAACTGGAACTGTCTCAAAAATTAGAACAGCAACGCGAAAAACTAGCAGGCAATGTGGAATACGCAGAAACCGTACAAATCGTTCTCGCACATTTATCCCTATACCACAACTCTGTAAGTCATCTAAACGAAAAGCTGACATCTGCCCAAACGCAACTGGGATATACACAGCAAACTTTAGCCAAGCTGCAGACCGAATCTCCAACACCAACACAAACCGTCAACGATCTGCTAGCCATGCTAATCACTCACCCAGCCGTCAACGCTTCAGCGCGATGCAAACCTAAGCTGTGGATCATACACGGGAGATATGTACTGAAATTCCGCCTACTCCCCGGAATAAAATGTTACGCCGACGAGTTCAGATCTCCAAACCTCACCTTCGTACCAAAAGATGTTCCAGCTATCCTCGGCGCGATGGACGTAGAAGTAAACCTGAACACCAGCGAAATCGCTATAACCGCTACGCGAAATAACGAGGCCGTCTGCGCTACCGGATACAACGCCCGCTCTCCACATCCACATATCTTGCGTCACGGCGCACCTTGTCTCGGGGATTACGCAGCCTCTGTTTCAGAAGCTCTGGACAACTCAGACATACTGACCTTCGTAGACATATTGTACGAGTTCTTATCCAGAGCCACACTCTCCGACGGAGCAGGGCAGTACTGGGTGTACTGGAGACGCGGACAACAACACTGGTTTAGACACAACAGTATCGACCCTTACGAACATGTCGTCGTGAACCCCGACACAGGTAATTTCAAGTTGCGAGAGGGCAGTCTATTCAAGACATACGAGGACGAAGACGGACGCCGCTGGTTCTGGAAATTTGACGAAGACAGGCTACCCACAGCACCTGTAACTTTCCTCGTACACGACAGTGATACATACACTTGGGAGCCCAATTCCCGCTCGATTAAAACACCCGGCGGTCACCGTATTCCTTTAGCTGAGTTCCAGAACCGCCCAATCCCCGAAAACTTCATATTCCACGAGGCCCACAATGCTAGTATCTGAAATGATTGAACTCCTCGCAGAATTCCCTATGGACGCCGAAGTGTGCCTATCAGGGGTCGACGAAGGGGAACCTGAAGAGCTCTGGTACAGCGAGGAGTACAACATGGTCTTCGTAGAAACGAGCTGCGCATTCCCCGACGTCCCAGACGATATACCCGGTAGTGACGATGATGAAGAAGCGCTGATGATGCCCGACCGGTTGTAAACCCGTTTCGTTTTATTTATGCTGTACTCCCCACGTATCTGGCTACTCCTATGAAGATCTTTGTTCTAGCAGCTTCAAAACCTATAACCAAAAGTTATATACGAACAAAGCAAGGTGTCCAAAAGACCCCTTACCCAAACATCTTCGATGTCACTTCTATAGAACACACAGTGCCTACTATTGAAGCGCTACTGCCGATACTGCAAGCTCATGCTGAACAAGGCCACTGCCTGCTTAAAGGCACTATAGCGCGGCCTCTAGTAAGTGAGTCCAGAGCGGGGAGTACAGACAACTTATCTAAAACGGAGTGGATATGCCTTGACATAGACGGCGTAGCAGGGTACTCGACGATTGACAACTTCCTGCAAGACATCGGCTGTGGAGATGTAGACTACGTACTACAGTGGTCTTCCAGCCAAGGCGTAGACGGCACTACAGACTTCCGCTGCCACATATTCATGGCGCTAGAAACAGCACAAACACCTGATCTGCTCAAGCGCTGGCTAACTACGATAAATCTGACCACAACCCGTATACGCGATCAGCTTAAGTTAACCAGAACCAACTGCAGCCTACGCTGGACACTGGACATCACCACATGCCAGAACGACAAGCTGCTGTACATAGCCCCACCAACATTCGACGGTTTGCCTGACCCAATGGCGAATACCCCAAGGATTAGCTTCCATAAAGGTAAGAAGCGCAAACTCACAATCGCTACCCAGATTCTGGAACGTGAGGCACTACGACATTTATCAGACATACGGATCAATGAGCTGCGTACCACATCCAGCTTACCAAAACGTAGACAGACGAAATACAAGGTTTCTGGAAATGTGGAGTACATGAGCAATCCTGAAACCGCTACAGTTACAGAAATGAAGATAGAACGAGGCTTCGTATACCTGAACCTGAACGGCGGAGACTCTTGGGGCTACTACCACCCGGAAGATAACCCTACCTTCATTTATAATTTCAAAGGTGAACCGCCGTACAAAACAGAAGAGCTGCTTCCAGAATACTGGGCAGAAGTCTCCAGCCGTGCGCAAGACATCTCGCTCAGTACACAGGGGTGTATCTACCTAGCGTTTAGAGAGTTCCGTACAGGCAACTACTACAACGGCATGTTCGACAAAACGACAAAAAAGCTGAATCTCGCTATGGCCAAGAACGAAAGCCAGTTGAAGCATTTTCTGAAACAGCACGGTCAGCCGATTGGCGACTACATACCTGACTGGAATCTAACTTTCGATCCACATAGCGACACAGTCATAGATATGGACAACCGGACAATTAACACGTACGTTCCGAGCATGTATATGGAGGACACTACGCCAGCTAAAGTAGATACGATCCCACCAGTATGCAGAAAGATAATTCTCCATGTACTAGGTGGTTCGGAAGAGTGTTTCGACCATTTCATTAACTGGTTCGCGTGTGTAGTCCAGTTCCTCGACAGAACAGGAACAGCGTGGGTATTACAGGGCACACAAGGAACTGGTAAAGGTCTTCTGTTTCATCAGATCATCGCCCCGTTACTAGGCGAACACAACACGACAGCCAAACGGATGGAAGAACTGGAAAGTGAGTTCACCGGATACGTAGAGAACAAGTTCGTTACTTCGATTGACGAAATAGAAGTAGGCACGTCGATGTATCACTCAAAGATAACAGCTAAGTTGAAGAACCTGATTGTAGAACCAAGTATCTCAATACGAAAAATGTACAGTCCCCCATACATGGCTCGTAACTACAACAACATGATTTTTTCGAGTAACAAATCTGACTCGGTAGAAGTGTACCCGGACGATAGACGCTTCAATATCGGCGTATACCAGAACGAGAAGATTCAGATAACCAGCGAGGAGATCGACGCAATCGCACAAGAGCTGTTCCACTTTTACGCTTTCTTGAAGCACTACCCCGCCGATAGAACTAAAGCTAGAATCCCCCTTGTGAATCAAGCGAGAGCGACTCTGATCGACATTAACAGGCAGGCTGTGGACGTGATAAGTGACGCGATCATAGCTGGCAACTTCTCCTTCTTCTGGGATCAGTTGCCTACGACGAAACCATTGGAAACAGGGCTCATTACCAACCCTAACCATTTCAAATATATAAAATACAGAGAGTTATTGGTACGTCTGTTGAACGAAGGATCAACAGCCAAACTAAGCCGCGACGATCTGTTTACCATATACGATTGGTGTGACGGCAAGACGCCCTCCAGTCCAAACAAATTCACTGCGTTGCTGAAACATCACAGGATCTATCTGAAACCTCTATGGATCGAAGGCCGGTCTACAAGAGGAATCGAGGTGGTCTGGGATTTTTCAGACACGGAGTGGGTACAGCAAATAAAAGATGAAGTTTCCTCTAACGTAGTATAAGGGCCTCAAATGAAAAAGCTATTTATAGTCAAGGATTCTACTACCGGTAAACAGTACGGTGACGAATGCTTTGGCGATAAAAAACAGGCTAAAAACGTTCGCAAGGCGCTTAATGAAACAGATCCAGACCGCTATGTAGTTTCGTACGGCCCGGATCATCACAAGCACCCAGCAAACCGGGCATAAAGAACTGGACACTCTTTACGCTCTCCCACCATCGTCCAATCTGGAGAAAAGTATGTTTAATGTAAAAGTCGCGCGCGTGCCCGGCACTGTGAAGGAAGTGACGTTGCAAGACGGAGCAACCGTAAACGACGCCTTAGCCGCCGCTAATGAGGCATTGCAGTCAGGCGAAGCGATTCGTTTGAACGGCATCGAAACAACCGGCACAGCTTCTGTTAAAGAAGGCGACCGCGTAGTTCTCGTACGTGGTGCCAAGGGGAATTAAGATGGATAGAATCCCACTGACCATCTTTTTGCTCCTAGGTTACAGCACGGAAGAACAGATCTGCGCCTACGTGGGGGATCATCTAAGTGACTGCGTTCCTAGTGGCTTCCAACTGACCCAACCTGACCGCATCCTCACAGAAAACGATCAGGCGCTGACAGTCCGTTGTTACAAAGTAATGCGTATCAACATGTTGAAAGCGTTCGCAGACGGAGGTTCGGCTCTAGCCGAAGCGCAAGCAGAAAATTTCATCGGCAATTTCAGTAACTCAAAAACCCCAACCCAATTATCCGCTGGAGGATATGACATGACACAACCTGTAATCAAAACCGTAACACAATTCCGTGGCCGCGACATCGCTAACTTCGACGAAACTGGCTTGCTGGACGCTATCCGCAGCACTGAAGCGGAAATCAAAAGCCTGCAGTCTGTAGAAACCAAATCTGCGAAGCTCGACAAGCAGATCGCTGACATGCAGGAAGCTCTGGCAGTATTGGCAAAAGCGTACGACGCGAAGTAAGACACTCCACCCGCGCTTTCCATAGAAAGCGCACCTATTCGAGATACATACCATGGCCTACACACGCTACATCTGCGAGATTTGCAAAAAAGAACACGATAGTCAGGCGCAAGCAGAAACCTGTGTAGCGTCCCATGAACGCCCTAAAAACGAGGATGCGATAAAAGTCGTATACCCCTGCACAAATTGCGACACCGAGCACGCTACGTTAGAAGAAGCTCAAGAGTGTTGCTCAAACAATCCCACATATAAATACGTCTGCGATAACTGTTACTCCGCCCACACCACTCTGCAACTAGCAAAGCAATGCTGTATGCCCACTATCGGCGAGGGGTATGAGTGTGTAGACTGCCACTCTATCCACGACGACATCGACGACGCTAGATACTGCTGTCGTTCGGACGATCCAGTAACGAAGCGGTACCAGTGCCCGGTGTGCGACACGAACCACGACGAACCTGAAGAAGCTATGGATTGCTGCGAGAATACGCCCTCCCTTCACGTACACGTAGAATGTGGCTTCTGCGGTAAGCAGCACCACACCATACACGACGCTGAAAAGTGCTGCGTATGAAAGAGCTCGATTGGCGACCCATAGACAGCGCTCCTAAAGACACCCCCATACTAGCGTGGTGCGAACATAGCGCCGACCCGTATTGGGAAGAGGACGGAATGACCCTAACTACGTATGGAGCTCAGTGCGAGGGACTCACCCGTGTGAGTGACGGGATAAATCTTGTAATATGGGGCGGCGAGTACGACGAAGGTGAGAACTACATTCCGGCTTGGTGGTTTAGAATGGATTCGGAGTTTGAAATCGTCGCGAACCCTACTCATTGGATGCCTCTACCTGAAAAACCGTACGACGAAGGCGACGAACGCTGCAAAACAGATAGGGAAATCTTCGAAGCGTGGATAGTAAACCAGCCATTCTTCGGCTACGACACTACGTTAGCACATGACGGAGATGGATACACGGACGCGTGCGTTCACGCAGCTTGGATGGGATATAGACTCTGGAGATCCCCTTTATGAAGTACAAAAAAGAAATCGAGATAACACCCGCGGGGGGGGTTATCGCTCGTGTAATCAGGGAGGACGGAATGTATTGTGGAGTAACGAGCTACGGCAATCCGTTTCACACAAACCGCCGGTTAAGAGAAATTTGTAAAAAAGCAAACGAGTGGGCGGAAGAACGAAAGAGAATATGCGATATGTGGGAGCAACTATGATAAACATCGACGTAGAAAGATTGGAGCGAACAATCTTATATTTAATCGACAACATGCGCAAAACCCATCGCACAAATGCCGAAGTTACTATCGGGGACTACGAGGGTATGCGTATCTCCATAGACGTAACGAATTTATATTCTACGTCCATCGCGCCCGCGCGACGTGAACATAACTGTATTCAGGAGGTTTTATGAACGAGATACAGATCTGGATCGGCGTAGTGGGGGTTGTCTGTAACCTATCGGCCGCCCTTGTTTCCGCTGACCATAAAAACGCCGGTGCCATGTTTGGTTGGGCATCCGCAACTGGCTGGTCAACCCTCGCGCTTATAAGGCTTTTCTGATGGCGACTGATTTCAAGCCGTTGTCGAAAGAACAAAAGGAAAAATGGCGCAGCGCACCTCTGAGACCGATAGGGATTGATTATGCGAAACTATCCAACTGCCCATTTTGTGGAGGAGAGGATCTGGAAGTACATACGGACAAAATTGCTCACGGGCCCGACAGAGTACAAGTCTGCTGCAATACCTGCCTCACTTGCGGCCCGATAAACGACACCGAGATTGGAGCGAGGATAGAATGGAACAGTCGACCGACCCCATTAAAGGGGAAGGAGTGATGGCGAGCTTAGTTGTATGCACTATCCCATATAGCGAGATTGACTATTCGTTATTAGACGGTCGTGTGCGATCGTTTACTTTACGCGGTATAGAGCTATACGACGAACAAACTAATACAAGGGTTGAGAACTGGAAAGAACAACTTATCGAATTTGTACAAGAACAGGGGCTTCATATTGATAGAGATGGACGCGGGTTACACGCTTTCATACCCGATTTACTACAGACGCATAGAGGCGAGAAATAATGCAGCCACATGTACCGATACAGCACAGAAGGCCAAATAGGTTTCTGCGAAACAAAGAGTTCCGTGCGGAGTGTTGCACAGTACGTAGAGCTTATTTTGTCGACAAGCGCGGCAGAGTTCGCTCGGTTGTTGCGCAGGTTATCTGGCACAAATGACGCATAACACTACAGACGCATGGCGATTGAGTTTCAAACGGGGAGCGCGTGACGGCATACGGGTCACCAGTCGCCAGTCGTGTGTAGTGCTTCAACCCGTCGCGGTAGCTCCATAGGCAGCATAGAAGCAGACGGTGGAATAAGGGTACGACTCGCGAGGCACTGCCTAGCTGAACCTTAAATAGCTATAGGGTAGGCTGCACTACACAACTTTTTTATACAAACTTAACTACGGAGCCTGTGCGCAGGCCGTGAAGTAGACACCAACAGGTATCTACTATGCGACCGAAACCCATACCTCCGTTATACAAACATCAAGTACACGATGCCAAATTTTGTCTGGATAATCCAGTTGTGCTGGATGCGTCAGACCCCGGCTGTGGTAAAACGAGAGTACAGATAGAAGCCTTCGCCATACGCCGTAAGAAAGGTGGCGGGAAAGCGCTAGTACTATGCCCCAAATCCCTGCTCCGTAGTGCTTGGGAAAATGATTTTATGAAGTTTGCGCCCTCGATAAGTGTCTCTGTGGCTCCTGCGGATAAGCGTGCTGACGCGTTCGCTCGGGAGGCGGATATCTATGTTACGAACCTCGATGCCGTAGTCTGGCTGGCTAAACAACCCCCTAAATTTTTTAAGGGTTTTGACACACTCATCATCGACGAGATCACAGCGTTCAAACATCACACCAGCCAACGTTCGCGGGCAGTTAAAAAAATATCCAAGTATTTCGACCGGCGGTACGGTCTGACGGGCACACCTAACAGCAATACCATCGCCGACATCTGGCACCAGATCTGTATTCTCGACGGCGGTAAACGTCTCGGCACCAGCTTCTTCGCTTTCCGCAGTTCTGTGTGTTCCCCCATACAAGTTGGCCGGGAAGCTAATATGGTTAAGTGGGAAGATAAAGAAGGCGCGGAAATGGCAGTAGCGGGTCTTTTGAAAGACATCATTATCCGCAACGTGTTCGAAGAGTGCCACGATATACCGCCGAACATCACCAACACTGTCCCGTACTTCATGTCGCCCAAGCAAGCCAAGGTCTATCAGCAGATGGAGAAGAACGCCATTGCTCTAGTGAACAACAAGCAGATCGTCTCAGCAGTCAACGCGGCAGTGGTTTCAAATAAGCTGTTGCAAATCTCTAGTGGCGCGGTTTATAACGACGGCATGACTGACCCTAATGCGGATAACGCAGCATACGTGAACGTAGACGATGGCCGCTACGAGCTGGTACGTACGCTAGTTGAAGAACGTGAAAATCCTAGCGTGGTATTCTTCAACTGGGTACACCAACGGGACGGACTTATCAAGGAGTTTGAGAAGCACGGCATTACTTATGTTCTGGTAGACGGTTCAGTAACTGACAACCACCGAGCTGCCGCTGTCAAGCACTTCCAAGCAGGTTTTTACCAAGTGTTCTTAGGGCATCCAGCTAGTGTAGCCCACGGTCTTACGTTGACAAAAGCCACGACAACAATATGGACAAGCCCTACGTACAACCTCGAACACTATATACAGGGGAACCGGCGCACATATCGTGCAGGACAGACGAAGAAAACAGAAACCATCGTGATTCTGGCAGAGGGCACTATCGAAAAGCTGGTGTTCGAAAAGCTGTCAGGAAAAGATCAACGTCAAATCAACATGCTCGCTATTTTGAAGGAACTGACATGAACTGGTATACACAGCTATCTGACGCAGAACAGAAACACCTCCGCGAAACTTACGAGCTCGCCAAGCGCAACGGCATTATAGAGTTCGTCTGTCTGGACACCAACTTCTATACAGCCTACCTAACCTACTTCTTCGAATATATGGACGGGCTGGAAAATGCTAAAGATAAACGGTAAGAAATACCCAATCTATACGCTGGATTTCGAGACGTACTACGAGCAGTCTTCAGGCTACAGCCTGCGTAACAAGCGCTATAACACCTCGCAGTATATAAAAGACCCACTTTTCAAAGCGCACGGCGTAGGCATAAAAAAAGGAACAGGTAAAACACGATGGATTACCAAGAATATCAAAGAAGAGCTGCAGGCTCTGCCTTGGGATAAAAGCGCACTGCTTGGGCACAACACATATTTTGACGGTCTGATACTCAGTCACCACTACGGCGTGCAGCCTGCGTTCTTACTGGATACGATGTGTATGGCTAAGGCAGTACACGGAGCTAACTCTAAAGCAGGGCTGGACTTTCTGGCACGACTGCACGGCCTTGAAGGTAAGGTCAAGGGAGCCTCACTTGTTAATACGATGGGTAAGGTACAGCTAAGTGCAACTGAGTTGCGTGATCTAGGTGAGTATTGCAAAGACGACTGCGACGATACACGCGCTCTGTTCGATATATTTTACAGCCATGTTCCTGATGACGAGCTCCGGCTTATAGACCTGACCGTGCGTATGTTCACACGGCCTCTGCTACGGCTCGACGTTCCTAGGGCTCAAGCAGAGTACGAGAAAGAAGTGAGGGAGAAGCAGGAAGCGCTTGATTATGTGTCGAGTATCTGCACCCTGAAAGATCTCACTAGCAACGACAAGTTCGCCGATCTATTAGAGAAACATGACTATCCACCGCCGATGAAAGTAAGTCTCACCACGAACAAGCCTGCGTACGCGTTTGCCAAAACGGATCTGGACTTCATCGACATGCAGGAGAATGGGCCGCCAATAATAAGGGCGTTGTGCGACGCACGAGTGCGTAACAAGACAAGCACAAACGAAACTCGGGCATTGAGATTTATACAGGAAGGCGCAAACAACTGTCCGATACCAGTAATGCTCAACTATTGTGGAGCGCACACTTTCCGTTGGAGTGGAGGAAATAAAATAAATCTTCAAAATTTAATGCGCGGTGGAGAACTCCGACGTTCACTACTAGCACCAAAAGGCTACCACATCGTAGTAGCAGATAGTGCGCAGATAGAAGCGCGGGTACTCGCTTGGCTGGCGGGCGAGCAGCGACTTGTTGATGCCTTCGCCAATGGAGAAGATGTTTATAAACTGATGGCTTCGGCTATCTACAACATACCCCTCGAAGAAGTTACCAAAGAGCAGCGCTTTGTTGGCAAGATCGCAATTTTAGGATTGGGCTATGGGATGGGAGCGCAGAAGTTCGACGACACACTGGCTAAAGGTGCTATGGGGCCTAAACTGATTCTCCCACCCGGCGAAGCCAAGCGTATCGTGAAGATGTATCGCGCTACCAACAGACATATCGAACTGCTGTGGCAGCAAGGCGAAGCCATACTAATAGACATGATAGCTGGTAGAGAAGGTGCGTACGGCCCGATAAGCTGGGGCAAAGACTACATCCGTATGCCCAACGGGCTGTTTATGCACTACACAAATATAACCGGTGAGATTTACACAGACCGTTATGGACGAGCGAGATTATCAGACGCGCACTATGAAGGTAAGGGCGGTAAGACTACCTATATTTACGGAGCGCTATTGATAGAGAACATCGTGCAGTGTCTAGCACGGTGTATCGTAGCTGACCAAATGCTCGTCGTCGCTGACCAGTACCCCGTCGTTACCATGTCTCACGATGAGATCGTCACACTGGCGAAGGTAGCACAAGCTAAGAAGTGCCTAGCCTTCATGATAAAAATTATGTCCACACCGCCTAAATGGGGAGAGGGCATACCACTCGGGGCCGAAGGAGGCACGGATGTCTGTTATTCGAAGTAGAGAAAAAGCACTGGAAGTTCTCGATCTACAGGAAGGCGCTAGTGAGATCGCTATAGCCGCTATGATAAAACGTTTGTTCATGATGCACCACCCGGATAGGGGCGGTGATCGGGAAATGTTCGAGCGAGTTGCGCAAGCTAAGAAAATTCTGATGGTGAAGAAGTGCCCGTACTGCGACGGGACTGGAATCGTCCGAGTGAAAACCGGCAGTATGACGAAGAAGACGAAGTGTGAGGAATGTAAAGATGGCAAGTAAACCCACCTCTATAAACTCCAAGATCGACGCTATGTTCAAAATCCGCGAAAAAGTGCGGGCGCTGGAAAGTACGATCAAAGAGTTAAACGAAGAAAAAGCCGTGATAGAAGCTACACTTCTGGAGCAGATGGATGCGGAGGGCGTAACCAAGTCCTCTGGCAAAAGCGCTTCAGTATCTGTATCAGAGAATGTCAAGCCCTCTGTTGAAGACTGGGATGCGTTTTATGCGTATATCCATCGTATGAAACTTTACCACTTGTTAGAAAGACGCCCATCGGTATCAGGATGTCGCGAACTATTCGAAAAACGTGGTAAAATACCCGGCGTTGTACCTTTTGTACAACGTTCCATCAATATGCGAATCAATAAATAGGAGCTAACCATGGCTAAGAAACCTGTTGTAAAAGAAGGGGTTACACCCCGCGTGACTGCAAATGTACCGATGACGATACAGGAACAGATCGCGAAAGAGATAGCCAATATCCAAACCAAGATTGCTGCGCCGTCCGGTGACAGGATCGAAATCAAGAAAAACACCACCATCATCACTCCCGACGGAAGCGAAGGCGAAGAACTTGAGATAGTCATTCTCGATTTCGTCACCAGCAACCTGTACTACGATCGTCCGTATAACAAAGACGTTATCACCCCACCAGCTTGTTTCGCTATCGGCCCAGAACCAACACTTCTGATCCCTAGCAACGACAGCCCGGTACGTCAAGCGGATACCTGCTCTTCTTGTCCAATGAACCAGTTCGGTTCGGCTACAACTGGTGCTGGAAAAGCTTGTAAAAACGCTCGTTTGTTAGCAGTGTCTCCTGCTGATTGGGATGGAGAAGAACCACCTATCTGGATTCTGTCTGTACCACCTGCCAGTATCAAACACTTCGACTCGTATGTGTCGAATCTGGCTGTGCGGAACAAGACTATTCCTATCGGAGTGGTAACCAAACTCACACTGGACTCAAGTTCAGAATACAGCTCTCCTCGTTTTGAAGTGGTTCGTCCGCTTGATTCGAACGAATTGTCTTCGTACTTCCAGTTGCGGGAATCGGCGAGTGCTCGTCTGAACACTCAGCCGGATGTAACAGGCTACGAGCCGCCTAAACAGGCTGGCCGTATTAAACGTTAATTTTAAAGGACACCCACCATGTCAAATGCACAAAGAAAACCAAGCGCTGTACTGGCTATCGTAAACGCTCCCGCTGACGCTCCTGTTAGTCTGAAGGATCAGATCAAGATGGCTAAAGTAGAGCTGAAAGAGCTGCAGGCTACGGCGAAAGCCACAGCCAAGGCTATTACAGTGGCCGAGAAAGCCATCATTAAACTGAACGCGCAGATGTTGAAAGCGCAACCTGCCAAGAAGTGAGGTGATGTATGAGCGAAGCTGACCCAACAGGACGCGGTGCTCATGAACCCGGTGCCAAGCTGGATCTCGGAAAATTGAGACCCGGCTTAGTGCTAGGGGATTTTTCCAACGCTCTAACAGAAGTCGTCAGAGTGGGTACGTTCGGTGCTGAAAAATACTCGGATCACGGGTGGTTAGAAGTACCCAACGGAATAGAACGATACAGTGACGCAGAGATGCGCCATTTACTGAAACGGCAACAAGGTGAACTGGTAGATCCAGACTCCCTACTGCTGCATGACGCTCACAAGGCGTGGAATGCACTAGCCGTTCTCGAACTACGTATCCGCACAGGACACCTCTGATGAGTGTAAAACCCGAAACCCGTTATATCGCAAAAGTCCACCGTTCTCTGGTAGATGTTTATCACGAAAAGATGAACAACCCCTACCGCTCAGGAACGGCGGATGTGTGGTATAGCGGGGATAAGGGCGATCTATGGATAGAATATAAATATATTCCTGAAATACCAAAGCGAAGCGACACTCTAATCGTACCTGACTTATCAGACCGCCAAAAAAGGTGGCTTGGAAACAGGCTTGATGAAGGGCGTAACGTAGCAGTTGTGCTTGGAACCCCCATTGGCGGGATGATCTATCGGGATCGCGCGTGGTTGAAACCGCTTAGAGCGGAGGATCTGCGTAAACAGGTACTCGTTGCCCCAGTTCTTGCGGACTGGATACGAGGCCAGACCGGGATCGGAAAATGGGAAAACTTAACTTAATCCACAGAGCCGCAAGTGGCGCGGGAGCGGCTCACGCGTTTATCACGGCTGCAGCATTCAGCTATTTCCTAGTGCTGTGTGTAGTAGACGAACACCGACGTAGAAAGGCAGCCAAGGCTAGCGGAAGCGTAGTAGACCTACGACCCGCTTACACAGCTACCACGTTGGGTAAACGCGGCTCCCCGCCCTCACCGAAGGCCAACAGGAGATAGATATGAACAATAAACAGCGTAGGGCGACATCCGCTCGGCAACGTAAGATAGCCACGGTCGGTTGGAACAACGGCCCGGTTTACGGGGTTAAAGGCGCTATAACAGGGTCTAATAGAAGTCGTCCATTCACGAAGCGCTCTCCGGGGATATACTCTATCACCACGCCTGCGTCTTTGATGTTGTACTATTTCAAAAATGACGTAAACCACCTCTTTAATGTAGTTAACAGGAGTAGATTGCCATGAATAAAGAACAGTTAGAGTTACCTTTAGGCCCACCAACGGTACTGAAGCTCGTGATCCAGTTACGCGCTCCGTATGTTGACCACGACGAGACTCTCAAGTACCAGCTCGCTGGCACCTTCGTAGAGTCTGAGACCGAGTATGTTGCTGAGTCTGTGTTCGGCATCACTCGCGTTAAGAAAACGGATACGAACCTTATCCACGAGCTCCCTGAGTATTTCGACATCGAGCTGCTCCGTCCTCGTATGCACCTCTTAATTGTTAACTAGGAGAATCTCATGGAATTACATTGTTTTGGTTGGGCACTGCAGCAGCTTAAACGCGGATATACAGTCCGCCGTGAAGGGTGGAATGGTAAGGGTATGTTTCTATTTCTCGTACCCGGAAGTGTGTTTCAAGTAAATCGTGCGCCCCTCTTGGGGATTTACCCAGAAGGCACTACGATCAACTACCACGCTCACATCGACATGAAGACAGCCGATGAAAAGGTCGTACCTTGGTTAGCTAGTCAGACAGATATGCTGGCCGAAGACTGGGAAATAGTACTGGTTGTATAATCCCGCGACAGGGAAACGTCTGGCAGATGCGTAGAAACTCGGGGTAGACCTCTATCTACCTATAAACGGGGAAGAATCTGCAAGCAAGGGTATTTAGGCAGCCCATAATGCACGGTAGCCCCGCCGTGTGCGACAGAGGGGCACTACTTTTAACTTAGGAGAGATTTATGGCGAAAGTCGGACATGAAAACGTATCGTTTGTTTATAATTATCTGTTGTGTTTTGTATTCCTTGGTGTAGCCGGTATTGTCTTACATGCTATTTTAACTTAGGAGAAATTTATGGACTGGCCAGAAGACGAGATGACCCCTACGGAGTTCCGCGAAGCCCAACGTGAGAAGATGATAGCCAGCCCAGAGCTAGAGGCTGCATGGGCAGTCATTCGAGAAGAAATAGATAGAGAGCTGTTTCGCATTCTTTCCACGCACATAGAAATAAAAAACCCCTTGCCTGTCCCACCACAGTAAGGGGTTAGTACCAGACGATGCTCTGTCTGGCGATTTATTATACACCTTTTACTCGTCGTCGTCAGATGGAAACATAATTATTACCTGACTCACAAACCCGCAGGAACAGGTCATATCGGACGAGGCTATGGGGGTCTCGAACTGGAACGATACAAACTCTATCCTCCACTCGTTCTTCCCGCAGGTAGGGCACTCCAGACTCATGAGAGGGTTCTTGGGCGGTTTGAACGGCACGACGTTGTTCACATTGACCCCCTTATAGCGCGTATATCTACGGTCGACCTGTTGACCTCGCCGAACTCTGTGTGATACAGAATTCCTTTAATGTCGCGGCCTGACCGATATCCGGCTCCGCTAGACCACGCATCTTGAGCCGCAAGTGTACGATGCGACTCCCAACGCCAACCGCGCCCATCAGAACTATTGTTGCTGTGGATGTGCCCCGTGTGCCAGTACCTGTACTGGGTTGCCCCCCACTTTTCTGGACAATCATGGGCCATAATCTCGCCGAGCGCACCCGGTTTTATGCTGTGTCCGTGTGTGAAACCGAACAGGTTTTTACCCCAGTCGTAGTACCGCACCACATTGGCTGACTGACACACCTCCACACGCTTGTCTTTCTCGTAGTAAATGTTCAGTAACGAGGAGAGCATGATACCGCTGTGGTCATCGTGGTTGCCGGGCAGACTTATTACTCTGACGCGTTTGTGCTTACGGCGAGCCGCATCTACCACCGCCAGCATAAGCCGGTTACCCAGATCGACGACCCGACTGTAGCGGCTATCCACATCCAACGCGTGTCCTGAGCGCATTGTGCGGTTTTCACTGTTGTCAGCATGGTAGAAGTCGCCCAGATTCACTATCAGACACTCCTCACAGCTAGGTACACCGTCCAGCACCATCTGTATCCCACGCATCAGGTCGGCGCAAGCGATGGCGGTGTCGAAATCTTCGCCGGTCTCTTTGTGCCATGAATACAAGCCGATATGCGGATCGCCGATGGGTATAAGGTGGAGGAGTTTCTTGTTCTCAACTTTGGGAGCTTTGGCTACACCGCCCGCCCCTCTGTAATCTTCTAATGTGGCTTCGATAGACTCTCGTAAAATCTGTAGCCGTTGTGTGATGTCTATGTCTGTCTTTACCCACTGCTGTTTTACATTGCCGTCATCCCCATACAGCGTGGAGGTGCCCTTGATTACATACCCCGGAGCAGCGGCGTGAGTCATATCATGCTCGGGCGACAGTCCGCTGAGTGCAGCCCTCTGCCTTACCGTGGCTATCAGCCTACGCAGATTACGCTCGTTATGTTTCAGTTTCTTAGCTGCATCCGCGACACTGACGGAATCTATCACGGTCTGCAGCTTTTGTCGGGTTTCTTCGGTGGCACAGTAAGGTAGGAGTACTGTTAAATCGTTCATGTGGGGGGATTTCCTATGTGAACATCTTTATTTCACCAGCTCTACGATTGCGCAGCCCCTTTTCGACTGATGTACCGCGACTGATCCATTTCATGAACTCGGCTGGCACCTTGTCGAATTCACCGGCATTGACATACTTGAGCAGTGTGGAGTCTCCAAGACCCTCTGCTTTGACGTCAGAGTCAATATCCAGACCACAGTTATATGCGAAAGACACGAGCGCGTCAAATAGTCCTTGAGGAATTTCTCGTGTAACGAGAAAATTAACCCCTTCTTCTCGGATAGATAGGTCTATCTCGAACTGAATCTCACACTGCGTTTTTGTCCATACAAGCCCTTTGTGGACTTCCGGGCCGGTGTGGCCGTAGCCAATCGTCCACGGATCACCGCCTGTTTTCGGATCTGGGTAGGCTTTCAGTTCTAGGGACTCGTACCCTTTAATGAACTCTCTACCAGCTTTTGACGTCTTCATTTTAATACTCATTTCAACACCTTCGGTCGTGGGAGTGGGGTCTGCTTATTCATCATTATAGACGCTCCGGGGACAGTATGGGTAACTGCTCCCGAAACATCTCCGCGCCCTAAGCGCATCAGGTTGTTCAGTGTAGGGCCAACTTCTATCCCCATACCACCGCCGGGCAGTGGGTTTATATAGGCTGCGCTACGTCCGGCCAGACCTGAACGGTTAAAGGCGTTGGTCAGATAGTCGCCTACACTCCATGCAGCGGTGTTGCTACCGCCGAATAGTGACCACTTAGCCATGTCCACCGCCAGCATAACAGGAACCCCGGCCAGCAGCATAGCGTAGGGTTTTACATTCCCGCCCTGCATCTCTTTGTTCGCACGCTGTAACAGCAGCTTTTCGAAGCCGTAAGAGAACCGCTTCATGTGCGCCAAAAGAGCGAAGCGCGGGTCTTGCATCCACGTACTCTGCTGGCCGGGGTTAGGTCTGATAACCGAGGATTCCACATAACGGTATAGCGCTCTCTGTATAGCCTCATTACCGCCATAAATATCGAGCCTACCGTTCGAGCGCAGCTTCACGTCTCGCGCTGTTATACCCAGCTCGTGCATCTTCTGTGGATCACCACGGTGCTTTATGATGTACCGCTCGGCCGCGCTCAGTGCGGCTATCCGCATTGAGTCGTTAAAGAGCTGCATACCGTTAGCCTTGAAGTACAGGTTGTTCATCTTGCGGGTAAAGGTACTCATAGACGACTGCATACCCTGCATAGTGTGAGCCGCTACGTCGTTCTGCATCAGCCCTAGCCACTCGGCCATCTCCTGCATCTCGCCTTTTGTTTTATCCCGTGTGAACACTTTCTTCAGATCTTTCAAATACTGCACGTAGGCTGAACCCACATCTGACCACTCACCGGATCTCGCGCCGATGGCTAGCGGGTCGATGAATTGTGAGAACAGGGACAGCGGTAAGAGCGCCATATTTTGCAGGGTTATCAACCCTGTTGTCGCCGCTTTCATCGTAGCTGTCAGTGAGTTCTGGCTGAGAGTACCTTCGAACCCGCGGATTATCTCCACAGCCTCAAGGATTTCTTCTGGTGAAGCACCCTGCGCTTGCGCCTCTTTCAGTTTGTCACGTAGCACTTCGCCGTTGTCGCTAAACATCCGTGCGTACTCCAGTCTATGCACACTCTGCACGACGTAGTCTTCAAGAATATGCTCGATGTCCTGATTCTGGAACTCGGAGAACTTGTGGGCGTTCTTTGCATTTATGAAGTCGAATACCCGCGCGATATGCCCTGCTGCGAAAGGTGCGTAACCTACGTGATGGTCGTTTTCAGCGATGTCTTTGTGACCGCCTGCGGTAGCTAGGTGTATGGTCGCCTGCATAGCGGTCTCAGCGCTCATCTTGCCTTCCTGCATCAGCAGTTGTGCGAACTTCTGCTTGTCAGTACGGATAGCCGCTGAATCCCAGCTACGCGGGAAATAGTTCTTGACACGGCTGATAGTCAGCCCCGGCACACTGTTCTGATACTCATAAAAGTTGTCCAAGAAATCACGCACCGCCTTTTCAAGCGGGGATTTGGGCACCGCCATGTTCTGCATGTTGGTCAGAGCCTTCATCTTTTCCTCTTTCGTAGCGGAGTCCATGATGTCCTGCAGCGTAGATGTCCACTGACCTTTTCTACGCCCGTACTCTTCGAAGAAGTCTGTAGAGTCGCTCTGCTCGCCCACTTCCTGATAGAACATGTTGGCAATCTCTGTGATCGCAGGAATGTTCATATTGCGCAGACGTTCGGCACCGGTGTCGTGCATCCTGTTAAACGCTGCGGCTAGCGGCCCGAGGCGCTGGTTAAACATATCTCCTGCGGTTTCTCCTGCTACGACTTTCAGCATGGTAGAGCGGGTCTTGTTGTCAGCCAGCGCGCCTTCGTGCATAGCGTTGAACATGTTCTTGACCTGCTCGTTCTCACTCACCGTATTTGTCAGACTGCGTAAAAATCCGGTAACCGCTTTATACACGCGTGTCAATGTTCCATCGTTCGTCGAATCTGCAGAATGTACGGCGTTTTGTAACTCCTCGCTATCTTTCCAGTACTGGAAAGCGTACGCCACACGTTCTTCAGGGTGTGTCAGCATGTTCGCCACGTTCTGCTCGGCTTTCTTGAAGGTCACGCCGTTCTCCATCTCGTGCGCTACCATCAACGGGAACAGCACTTGGAGAACTTGCGGGCTGCCCATAACTTTCTCTACACGAGCTTTCAGTGCGCGTGTAGATCTGTCGTTTTTAAGGCTTGCCCAGATATGGTGAAGCGCTTCGTGCATCGCCACTCTCGTTGGATCGACAGCGTCGACGGCCAGCTCTATAAGAGCCTTGGTCTGGAAGTCACTAGGCGTGTATTGGCCAGATCCACCGAGATCTTTGTGTAGCTGCCGCATCTGCACGCGCACGTCGCCCGCGATGTGGTAGACCGCTTGGAAAGCCGCTTCACGTCGCGCTGCGATTTCTTCAGTCAGCTTCTGGTGTGCCTTTTTCGACTTACCTACCTTCTTCGGCGACTGGTCACTCTTTCGTACCCCGTTCGAGGTATTGTTCCCAAGAGGCTTTTTTCCGGGTGAGCGCTTCTCAACTCCTGCTGTTCCGGCAGGAGCGTTCTTCACCTCCGTTACCGGTATGGTAGGGGCGGACTTTAAGTTTTTCCTATCCACCGCGTTCACCCGCTCTTGTACTTCAGTGCGGATATTTTTGCGCATGGCGGGAGATTTCACTTTCACCTGCTCAGGAGTCACACCGTACTTCGCCAGTAGAGCTTTATCACCTGCTGCGAACTCTGCCTTCACCTGCTGTGTAACCTGCGCAAAAATAGTACCCTCGTTTTTGCTAGCGTTAGGTAGTGTGCGCATGTTCTGCTTGGTAGCCGTAGGTTGCTTAGAGCCCTTGGCATACTCCGTAGTCTGCTGCCCGTAGTGGGTAGAGTTCATACCGGTATTTCTAGCGGTAGTCTCCCGCGTAGCAACTTCCCCATTCATCAGTTCGTCTAACTGGAGTTGGGTCTCCACACCGTCTTTTACGGTCTGGCGTAAGAGGGCTTCGTCGAACTTCATAGTCCGCATGTAGGCGCTGATACGTTCCTTCACTACTTCCAGTTTGCTCTGCAGACCAGCGATACGCTCGTTGTCAGACATATCCTCAACTTCGCCGCCTTGACCCGCAGGATCTTGCTCATCTGTAGGGAAATACCTGACCATCTCTTTGCGAATGAATGAGCGTATAGCGTTGGCTTCCCGATACATAGAATTCGCTTCAAAGTCCGCGAGCTCGTTCATAGCCACCAGTATAGATACCGGCGCACTAATGGTTTCTTTGTCGTTTTGCGGCCTTGCCGCGTCGGAAACTAGGCTCCGTTCAATACTGCTGCCGTCTTTGAACAGACGTTGGGCAGAGGCGTAGTTCCTGTTAATTACCCCGTCCGATAATTCTTTATCTGTTTTTGTCAACGTGCTGTTCTCCCCAATAAACTTGCGCTGGGCCTTCAGCTCTTCGGCGGCGCTCATATACCCGCCCTGATGCTCCTCCCGCCACTGCTGCACAACAGCCTTGTGCTGGGCTTCCAGTTCGTTGGCGATACCCATAATGTGCTTCGCCATGCTTTTTTCCAGCGCGCCGCCTTGATTTGCGTTCAGCGTTTTCTCCTGCCACTGTTTTACAACGACGGCTTTCATGAGAGTTGCAGCGTCTGCTTCTGACATACCGTTAGTCATTTTGATAATCGCTGCTGCCGGAGTAACACGTTTGTCGCCGGTAGTCAGGTCTTTGAACTTACTGTACGTCTTGTTCACAGCCTTTAGATCGCCCATCTTGGTGATGACCGTTCCGAGAGCTTTACTGATATTAGCTGCTCTGTTAGGGCTACCTTCCGGGCCGATGTATCTACGGAATGCCAGCTCACTGTCTCGGAACTGTTTCTGTACGCGCTGGGTGTGGCCGGGAACAGGTACGGAGGTCTTTTTATTACGGACATCTGGCGGCATAACTTCGCGCCAGATGATAGCGGGAGTTTTCCTCGTTCCTTCTTCGAAAGGGGTCGTGGCCGTCTCCGGTTTATCTGGCGTAGCCTCCGTGCCGGGATCTATCACGGTATCCGGGTGAATATCTTTGAGGTCTACAAAAGTCGGTTTACCGCCTTTGCCCTTCGTTACCATGTCGATCTTCTGAACGTCTGGGCGTGCTAAAAGCTCAGTCAAACCTTTACGCAATCTGCGCGGCTCCTCCACATTCTCTTGTTGGCCAGACGCTGTCTTTGTGTTCGCAACAATAGCGTTCGAGAACACTCGTAAAGTGTCCCCATCTTTAAAGGTTATCTGAAATTCACTTGATGGATAAACCTTACTCCTCTTCCTATAGGATTGGAGTAGCGCGTTATCGCCTTCATCAGTGTTGTGTTTGTCGACGATGTCTTTACCCTGAGAAACTGTAGCAGTAAACAGGTCACGATAATCAGTGTCTGGGTTGTAGCCCAGTTTCGCTATGCGACGTTTACTCTCGGCCACGAGGGCTTCTGTGATACCTTTTACCGCGTCTTTTGCGCTATTGTCTATACCGGCTTCGGTAGCGCCTGATAATTTAGCCCGTACCCACGCACCGGCTGTTGTCGCCAACTCTTTAGTCGCAGGGTTACTTTCAATCAGGCCAGAATAACGGCGTAGGAATCCAGCCACGTCTGAACTTCTTCCAGAAGTGAGTTTATCGCCAGACTTAATTTCTTCCAGTGCGCGGTCGCCGAGCTGCTGCATTTCTACAGTTGCTAAGGCTTTTACCGCATGATCCAGCGCTTTGAAGCGGTTGTCCGCTTCAGCGAGTTGTTCGATGTCTTTCTGCAACCCTTCAGGGCGTTCGCCTGTCGCCCGTTTTTTAGCGATGTCTTTCTGTAATTTAAGGACTGTGTTTTCCTCTTTTTTCCGCGCATTCAGGAACACGTTACGCGGAGACATATCATAGTTGTGGATACTGTCGAAATAATCTCGCCCGCTGACTACCATCGCATCTGGCTGCTCTTCCAGTATCCGCTTCGTAGCTGTGTTCTCGCCTACAGGGTGAAGGAACCGGTGTGTGCTGCTACGAGTAGTAGCAGGCTTAAAGCGTACGGGTGTAGTGTCGCCTGCGTTCTGCGCACCGTCATCCACACCTTCGTAGTCGGTTTCTATATTATCTGCCTTATTGCTGCCGCCTGTGCCCCTGTGGTCGCTACCAGTCAAGCGCGTAGGTTTCAGACGCTCTTCTATTGCGTTCTCGTCCACGCCGGGCTGAATCTTATTGATCTCGTAAAAGTGGTTAATAACATCGTCCGCTTGATCCATATATCTCTTCAAGCTGCCGGGGCTATCGTCGCCTTCTTCTTCCGCAAGGATTTCTGCCAAGGCGCTTGTAGCGTCGGCTTTAGTCTGCTTAGAGTACGTACTCATGTGCGCGTCTACTAGCCCCGCCATAGTCTGTATCGTATCAGGGGTTGCGTCAGGCGCTGCGGCTTTCAGGATAGAAGTATTCTGAGCGGCCGTCTTAATTACCGGCACGTTCTGTACCTGCATAATCGCGTCAAACTTAGCGGGGTCGCTCATCAAACCACTTACTTTGTTGTACGCCAGCACCAGCGGGAGATTATCCTGTGTGATATTTCCATCAAAACCTTTAAGCGCTTCGAGGGCCCCGATATGTGTTTTCAGCGCTTGTACTCTTCCGGCGACTTTAGCGTGTTCGGGCTGTATCAACTCGGCTATAGGTGCCCATACAGAAAGTGGAACAGCAGGAGCCTGAGCATTCTGCATTTTTTTAGACCCGGCTATCTTTGTGGCCCCTGTTTGAGCCGCGCTCGCTACGCGTGTGGATATCTCGTCGGATACACTAGATAACGCGTCAATCGCGTTGTCCCCATACTGTAGCGCAGTGTCGTAGCTAACTTTAATAGCTAAATCGTTGATATTATCCTGCACAAACTTGCGAACCGCCGGGTCTCTCACTACGTCAGGAGATTGTCCTAAAGATCGGGCCGTAGCTGCTTCGTCAAACCTTTCTTGCGACTCGAAATAGTCCGCGAGAATATCGGCCTGCATAAGTGTGCGACCTAGATTATGTTTGTCTTTGTCGGGCATATTCGCTAATGCTTCGTTAGACGCGCCGTGTTGGCTAATAAAATCGTTAGCGTACCCGGCGTAAGCGCTAGACATAGTGTCTTCGGGGAAGAAAGATTCCTTACCCTGCATAGTTTTTGCCCAGTGTCCTACTAGGTCGGAGATATTCTCTACATGGGTCGGCGTCAAGTGTCTCGCTGCGTTCCCAGCCAAAGTTGTAGCGTCACTCTTTGCTAGGCGGACAGCATCTCGAAGAATCGAGCCTGTGTCTTGCGCCAACTGTGAATCTTTTATTCGCTGTACTAAGTTCTTACCGCCCTCGTTTACAAGACCGGCTGCGGTTTTGGCGTTTTGTGCGAACTGCTTCGCCTCGCCTGTCAACTCACCGGCGCGTTGTTTTACACCTTCGCCTACAATACCGGATGCAGTTTTAGCGGTTTGGGCGAACTGCTGCGCTTTACCTGCCCAATCCCGTACAACCTTACCGCCTGCGTCTATGGATGGGGCTAGCGCGTCTCTACCGGCTTGCACAGTCGCTGAATTCGCTCCAGCTACTACTGCTGTAGGGATATGAGCGGCTGCGTGGATTCCGCCACCTTGTACGAATCCGCCAAACGCGTCTTCGGCTGGTTTCCATCCTTCGAAATAACTGTTGTCTTGCCCGCTTAATTCATTCACTGCGCGGTTGGTGTTCCAGCCTTGTGCAACTTCTGGAAGCGCTTCTTGTGCGCCAGCTAAAAGCGTGCCGCCTATAGCGTTGGTAGCTTTCCCTCTCAGTGCTGCGCCTACGGCATTTTTAGTAATCCCGCCCGCTATCGCGCCGGGGCCGAGATCAACTAGAGCGCTGCCCATCGCTGCGGTGTTGGCGATGTTCTGCGCTTTGTTAGGGTCAGCCAGCATAGCTGCTTGTGCAGCAGGGTCGTCGTACATACTGGTCAGCACTTCGCCTTTGTTCTGATCGACGCCTGCTGCCGCACCGGCTATGTACCGTGCGTACTTACCTAACGGTGTAACTGCGAGGGCGGCACCTACTTGTGGGGCTAATGATATAGGCGCTCCACCGAGATTCTGGGCGGCGGCTGACAGCAGTTGTGAAGGGTCTTGCGATTCAACTGCCTGCTGTAGACTCACAGCACCTGTGCCAGACTCCTGCATCTGGCGCTGGTTGTTCTCTAACAACCGGAGAGCTTGCTGTTCTTCGTATGTGTTATTACCTGCTTTAGCTTTCAGTAAGGCGTTAACCATGCGCCCACGAGAGTCTCCCTCAGAAGCCAGATCAAGCCCTCGGGCTAAATCTCCTGTCGTCATGCGTCTCTGCGTATCCGCAGCTTGCCTAATACCCTGCATCTCCCGCAGAGTGAGGTCACTCTCTTGTGGGGCGCTGGCGTTCAGGCGAAGCTGCTTTTGTGCTGTGGGGGCAACTAAATCTCGCAGTTTACTTGACATCTGGGTCTTCCTATTGTGTTGGGCGGCGGGCAAACCTTGTTAATGTGGCCATATCGTCGGCAGATGGCTGCCCAGTTAATGTAGCGGCGATTCGATTATCCTTGTCCAGTATGGGGGTATTAACCCTAGTTCCGGGGATAAACGATTTAGCTGCCGTCAGGAACGGGACATTCTGTTCCATATACTGCTCGCCCAAACCTGTTAGATTATCCTCGGGATTACGCTGAGAGGCCATAAGTATATTGTATAACATATCGTTGCTAAAATCTGTCGGAGCCCCTTTAGCAAACACTACATTCTTTTTCAAACGCCCTAGCACTCGCAACAGAGGTAATTGCTGTTCTGGAGTCATACCTTTAGCCGCACCTAGTTCTGACGCGCCGAGAGTAGCGTACGTCTGCAGCAAGTTTTCTGCATCTGGGTCGCCTTTCAACAACTCTGCCATACGCGCGGACTGCTCATTATTGAACTTGGCTAGGTTATTTTCCTGTTCGGCGTTGAACTTCTGAACGTCTAGGTAGTTGGGCATTTTGCCGCGCCGACCTGTACCGTCGCCTGCTACTCCGCCGCCATCAAGCGCCATACCGTCGTCCGCAAGCCCGCCATACATAGCCTGTGTAGCCAGCGCTTGTTGGGCAGCGTTTGTTGCTTGCGCCTGTTTTTCAGGAGCGTCGTATGTGTTGAACCGCTGAGTGACGTTCGCCAGATCTTGTGCGGCTACAGCATCGCGGTTTTTGCGCAACATGACTTCCCTATGCAGGTTGTCGTCCATAGTTGTGTCGTTCGGATCGCCCACACCCACAAAGCTGTTGCTGCCCTTACCGCGCAGAATTCCGTCCACTGTTGAGGTTTCGTATCCCGCTGGTACGCCCGGTTGTGCTTGTGGCTGAGTTGAAGACAGGCCGTTTACTTCTCTGATAGCCTCTTGCTGTCTAGCTCTCTTGTCCGGCATATCCCTGTATCCTAGGAAATCCCGTACGTTGTCGCCTTGCATTACGAAGTCGGCCGCTGAAGGGACTATGTCTGAGGCTGCCCCTAACAGGCGCACACCTACGTCGCCCGGTAATGAAGGATCGTTCGTTTCCATCCCGAAGCGCTTTCTGTAATCTTCGGTCGGAGTGTCGAAGACGTTACTGGTTGTGTTATTCAGCGCGGCGAGAGCTAAAGCTGGGGCACTGGTTTTTAACAGGTTTGCGCCTTTCACTGCTCCGTTGACTACTGCGCCCATCGCACGAAATTGACCTACTTTTCCGGCGAGTCTGGAGAAACCACTTGTCTTGGGAGTTGTAGGTAAAGGTTGCCCCCAAGCAGGTTGAGCTGCCTGTGAAGCTTGAAAAGCTGCTGCCTCTGCACTCATAGGGTTAGCAGCCGCTACGCGTGTTATCGGGGCTCTAGCTGCAGGAGCTTCTACTACCGGAGCAGGTTGCGGTACTGTTGAGGGCTGCATTCTGGCTGCGTATGCTTTCTGTTCGGCGCTAAGACTGTTTCCGGCAAGTTTAGCTTTCTGTTCTTTCCGTATACGGTCGTACGTTCCATCCGCGTAAGCGTGGAGACCGGGCTGAGATTTAGCGAACATCTTCGCCTTATGCGAAACGGGTTTTTCTTGGCGGCCGCCAGCCGCGCGCTCCATAGGCTTTTTTGTTCCGGTTTTGCCCATCCCCCTAAGCTTGGAGGGCTTACCATCGGCGTAGTTGCCCTCTTCTAATGCGAGGTTGCGCTCTTTTAGGAGAGTCGCCGTGTCTTTTATTTGCTCAGGGAGATACTTTGTATCTTCTACAGCAGGTTGAGCTACCGCCGCGGTTGTGTCTGTAGCTGGAGCTACTGCCGGAGCGGCAATCGCTGCATTAGCTTTCTCCGCCGCTATGCTAACGTCCACTGCGTCTGGATGTGCGGCCTTCCAGTCGTCTGCTGCCTTGGTATCGGCTTCTTTTTTCTTAGCCGCTGCGGCTGTATCCCTAGCTGCAACAGCTTTGTTCCTTTCCACGGCGGGGAGCTTACGGATTTCCTCGTCCGTCATCGCAACGCCGCCTGCTTCCATACATTTAGCTTTTTTGCCGTCCCTATAGCCCGCAGGCATTTTTGGACGTAGAGGGGAAGCGGCCATGTTCGAGTCTCCTAACTTAAATGGGGCGATGGCGGCTTGTCCACCGACATCTGCTATGCGTTTCTGTGTGCTCTTAACGTCCACAGGATTTGTGTGGTTCGCAAGAGAGACTTTCTCTAACCCGTTAGGGTCGCCTAAAAGTACCTTGTTTATCTTCTGCGTAACGTCCGCAGGTACTACTGTTTCGCCTCTGGACAGCATAGCGCGTTCGCCGCTTTCTGGCAACCTTGCAGGGCCTACGCTGTCTGACTTACCAGTGCCGGGGCCGCGGACTGCGCCGATGTTAAATTTACCGTCGGTGATGGATTCTTTCCCGTCGGCGTAGTTCATAGTTAGCCTGTTTGGATCGAGCTTCTGGTAAGGGTCGACCGGCGCGGTATAGTCCTTTCGCATAGTCTCTAACGCTGTTCGATTCCCTAACTGGATCAGAGGGCTGATTGCGGGCCTGCTCACCAAAGGGGTTAGGGCAGTCGGCGGCGTGTTCTTTGTATATACGGGCGTTGGCGCGGGAACGCTAGTTGTCGGCGCAGGTGTCGGTGTAGCCGCTGGTGTTAAGTTCGTCACGCCGGTGTGTGCTTCGCCGGATACGGTTTTAGTCCCTAGGCCAGTTCCTTTTAACGACCGTACGCCGGTGTTGTCGCGTATGACTTCTGCGACCTCCGCTTTGCCGATGTTAGCCCCGAAGTTCTTACCGGCTTTCTGGATACCTGTGTTTCTGGCGGCATTAGCCCGGTTCCTAGACCCTTCAGTCAAGTCCATACGGTCAAAGAAGCCCTGCCCACCTTCCAGCTTCTTCAACACTTTAGGTTTTTTAGTCCTCATACCGTTACTCCTAGTCTTCATTGTAGTATACGGGGATTATAACTCCGCCGTAGGCTAATGTATTGTTCAGATTTTTCCACGCGCCGTAAAAATTATGGAACTCTTCCATCCGTATGCACGGCTTCGTTGTGTCGCTCTGGAGCAGCTCCAGTAGTATGTACGCGTCTCCGCTGGCTGGTACTACGCCTGTGAAATCGCCTGAAAAATAAAGCGTACTTGTGTTGGACAGATCTACGTTCATATCTTTCGAACTATCCACTACTGTATCCCACGCTCCACCATAAGCGCGCTCTCGTACACGGTAGTATATCCGTAGCGGTATAGGGCTGTTGTAGAGTGTCGTCTGACTAATATCAGGGACTGTGTCCATCGGGCACCACTCCAGTGATAGTTCTCTTTCATCGCCTGCTGTGTGCGCTCCAGTCTCTATAACCACGTTGTTCACGAGCAGCTCCCATACTCCTGCACTTGAAGTCAGAACTATGGCATTAGTCAGCCCCATAGTTAAGAGTGTGGTATCTGTATCCCCCGCGTCCCCCATTTTGGTAGAGAGCTTGTTGCCGTAAGCGGGAGTCGTCAAGGTTGAATTGCCGAACTGAGTGCAGCAGGTGTTGTACACTTTTATGTACGCTGCGTGTCTTGGGATTCCCTCATCGTTCTCGTCTATGTCTGGCGACGCGTCGAAATCGAAGTAAAAAGACACGGTTAATGTGGTCTTACTACTAAGGCGCAGCTCGCCGATACTCGCCCGATGTACATTAGCCGCGTCGTACTGCCACGCGTCGGGATACAGATCTGTGGCTAAGTCCAGTTGTCTATACCGAACCATAGTATAGCCGTTCATGAAGTCCAGCTCGGTTCTACCGACTGTTACCCCGCTGTCGTCCAGTACCAGCGATGGAGTTTCGATTATACCGTTGGAAGTAAGCGAGGCTCCAAACCCTTGCAGGGTGTTGACTTCTACTCTCTCCGTAGTGCTGGTAGTTTCCCCATGCTGTAAATCCAGCCGTATACGTGGAGTAGGTCTGCCAGAAGCGTCCCCTGTATGTACGGTCGTGCCTTCCGAGACTGTGAAATTCACGTACGTCGGAGCGTACTCATAAGTGGTGGGGTACACCCCATACTCACTCGTTAGGAGCCCGTCCGTATAGGCGGGGAAGTCCGCCCGCCCGTAGTTTATGTGCTGCGCCATATCACACGCTCTCTATTTGAGCAACGAGCGTGCTGGCGGCTACAGAAGCCCCTGCAGCTATGTCGCCAAAGGCAGCGGCGGCTGTTCCCAGCGCCGACAGACCTGAGTTAGAGCTTGCTTTAATCCTAGCCACATCGAGCCGAACTTCCTCATTCTTGAAGTCTTTGTTCATTTCCAGTTCTGCTGCTTTCAGCCGCAGTTCTTCGAACGCCACTTCGATATTGTAGTACTGAGATAGAGCTGAGTAATATGAAGACATAGCCTGTGCGCGGATACGCTCCCGTTCTATGTCGTTGTTTGGCACTAACGCGAATACTTTGAGTACATCCGCCATCGCTGACAGTATGCCTAATTTATAACGCAGCGCTTGTTCTTCTGCGAATTTCAGAATCTCTACTTTTATCTCGGCGTCTTTTATAGCCGCGTCGCGATTCGCGTCGGATAGGGCGATCGCTACTTTTTCTGACATCTCCATCTGTAGGGCTAACATTGCGCCTTGCGGAATGCAGAAACCTCTTGAGGAATAATTAGCCACCATAGAAGCGGCATCGCTCTGGCTTTGACGAAAGGCTCTATCTCGTGCCCTCTGCCATACCAGATCGAAGATGGTGCTATCAATCCCGAACGGGCGTGTTCCCGATAATACTGCGCATAACCAGTCTTCCGGGATAGTGCGCAGACACGCATTTATAGCCGGGAAATACTGTTCTATCCAAGCTTCTATGTCTGCATTCAGGCGTACGATTTCTGGTGCGGTGGTACTCACCCCCGCAAATAGATCGGTTATTCGTGGTGGGGCAGTTATAGTCGGGGGAACGACCGTGTGTGAAAAAACTACCGGATTCGCGCTCAGGTTCGTAGATGAACCGAAAAGCTGCATTATATTGCCTTTCGTTTCGTCCACATTACTCAAGGCAGCGGCGGCCATTTCCTGTAGGAATTCGGTAGCGGTGTTATATTCTGTTGACATATCTTAACCCTATGTAAGTTCTGTAGAGGTTGCCAAAAGTCCGTTGCTCAGGAAGAAAGCGTCTCCTGCAGCATCTTTTACTAATGTTCTCCACGTAACGCCGCCGTCTGAACTAATACGATGTTCCGTGCCCCAGTCTGTGTAGATGTCCAGCTCTGTATTCCTATCTGCAAAGATCGGGGCGGTGTTCGAATCCTGCGCCAAGTGCATAGCCATGTTGTCCCCGCTGCCCGGCCCATCCACGTAATACGCTTCAGGATCGTCGTCAGGTACGTAGTCCATCCCATCCATCATCCCGTCTTTCATGAAAGGGAAAGCTATCTTCTGCCGCTGGATAGATACTACTATAATTGCCTCCGTTGTGATAGTCCCTTCTTGGTTGGCTTTCTCTAATCGTTGAACTGTCATGGATATCCAGTTGCTTGATTCTAAAGGATATTTTTCGGTGCCAAACACTTTGCCCCGTTCTTCTATGAACGCGCCTGTAGACTCGTGGGCTACGATAACCGACCACTCCAACTCCATGCCTGTCGCCTGCTGAGACATAGGGCACGCCAGAATAGCTATCTTACCGTTCCCTATAGGACAGGCTATTCTCTGGGTGGAACACTTCGCTATGTCTACAATTCGCCTGCATGTCGTTTTATTGAACAGCGTTTCGTCGCACCACTGCATATCCCTATCTTCTACCGGTACATCCGCTTCTCGAACGAGGCTCACATCGAAGCTCGTCCGATTCCACCGAAACCCGCCGGGGAGTACCGTCCCTGTAGCTTGGGCGCGGTCATTGTGGTTGTACATGAATATCTGGTTCCGCTGGAAATACTGGAACGCCCACATACCCCGCATTACCGGTCTCACTGGACACCACGTTCCGAGATTGAACTCTGTCCGCGTGCCGCCCGCATACACCAGACTGAATTTGGTGCTGCCGGGGACTTCTTTCCCGTAGGATATGGCCGGAGCTGTCGCTTGCCCGTGAAACTCTGTCTGAGGCTCTTCCCACGCAGTCCACGTAACTGGTTCTGTAAGCCCCTCGACTGTATTAAGTCCGACAGTTACTAGCGGCACAGCTTTGCCGCAGGCTGCGTAGTGGTATACCGCGGTTGGGGTTTGTGCAACTTCTGATCCAGTCTCTGTCTCGTGGATAAACCCGCCTGACGCATCTACGTTTACCAGATCGCCGAACAGTTCTACTGTGGACTGTACAGCGCCTGTGTCCATCGCCAAGGTTATTGCGCGGGTACTGTAGTACATACCGCCGTCCGGGTGTTCGACGTTGGTGGATATAACCACCAGCATTTGCGCAGGGTCGTACGAGTCCCTGATCGCCCCTTCGGGTATTTCTGGGTAAACTGTTGGGGGTAGCCCCAAAGGCGGCTCCCTGAACGAGCACGTCATGTTGCGTATCTTGTTGTGCTTCCACCCGTCGTAGTAGAACACGGGGTCTTCTGGCGGAGCCTCTGGCGGGTCTTCCACCGGATTTAGGTACTCCGTATATTCGTCGGGCACCACAGTGAACAGATCTGTGTCTGTCAGCAGTATGTTGGTCACCCATAGTGGAGGTAGCGCTGTCATCGAGCTATCGCGATACTGGCCGTCGGGTATAACCACCCGTAGTATCGCCGCCCCATCTCGTTCTGGCAGGCTGTCTTCGTACGCATACAGTACGCCCTCTCTGGCATCCTCGAATAAAGGCGGTTTTATGCTGTCCGTGTAAGGGATTGCCACTACCATATCTCGGTATATGAGAGGCTGCGGAGTCCGGTCTTCGTTCAAAATTGGTGTTATTTCGCGCACCAGACTTGCGTACGGTATTGGGTACGGAGGTAGAACGGAGGCGTCGTTGACTGCCACTTGCATGATGTTTATGTGTGGGGTTATACCTGTGAGATATGTAGCGAGGTCGTTCTCCCGAAAAATAAATCTATATAGAGTCTCCCCACTAGGGGTGGTGAGTATGTTTTCTGGGCCGTCCGGGCCCTCTGACCAGCGTACTTGTGGGGTATCTGCTGTGGTAGCGTTGATGAAGATCAGCCCTTCGAGATAGAAACCGCTGGTGGCTGTCCCGTGTGCTTTGGTATACCCGGAAAAAGCTTGGGTTATTTTGCCTGCGTATCTGGTTGTCGGCGACAGTTCGCGTATCCACGCGCCTCCAGCCGGAGAATTGTTTATAAGGAAAAACACTCCGTACCGAGGTATATAACTTATTTTTTCCAGATCGAGTTCCTGTATATCCGCCGGAGCTTGTTCAGGGGGTGTGGACGACATGAGCGCTGCGTCGCCTTTCAAGCGAGCCTCATAAATAAGGGCGTCACTATTTGGCTCTCCAAACTCCCACGCGTACCCGGTCAGTTCACTAAGGAGCCCAGAGCCTGAAAAATACCAGCGTCCGGGTGGAGTTAGCACGGTGGCGATCACCAGCCCTTTTATATTCAGGTACTTGATTAAGAAGCCGCGATAGGTCTTGTGGGCAGTTAGCCGGTCGTTCTTTTTTCCGACCAGCGACTGCCCTAGACGTTTAGCCGCCGTAATCACCTCTCCGGGGAGATTAGCTGTGCCTTTCACGAGTACGGTGTCGACCATCAGGGCATCCTGCGTCGATCCGCCAACGCTATAGAGTACTCCACGTTATCCAGCCGGAGGTCGGTAACCGCTACGAAATCAAGCCGTAGCCCCCAACGTCTAGCCTGTGCGCCTCTTCCTGCTATCACTCGCGCTGTAGGAGATGTCTGAGATACGGTATACACGGTCTCGGTGCCATCAGCCGTCAGCTTGGCATACACGGTGCCGTCAGAATCCAGACCTAAATACAGGGACTCCACGTTCTTCCTGTTCATTCCGCCGAAATCGAAGTCTCCGAAGTCAATGCTCGCATCTCTAGTAGCTCCGTTATCGTCGCCTTCGCGCAAGATGTAGATACCGTCATCGCGTGAAGCGTAGGTAATGCCGTCCAGTTGTACGAACCCTGTAAAATCGAATCCTCTGTATGTGGTGAGCGCTCCAGTTGCGAGGTTCACTGCGTACTGAAGTTCTTGTAACGCTGTAGTGGTAGCGGCTTCACCTATACGAAGTTTACCGGTCATCACGGCGTGCATTATTTCAGACAGCGTCACTTCGGTAGAAGATACATCAAGTTGCGCCAATATGGCTTCGTCCAAGAGTACAGTTACCGTCAGTGCTTCGCCTATGTCCAAGCCCTCGGTGATCTGTACGAAGAACACTACTACTGGAGTAACTACTGGGGTGGCCCCTAGTATCTCGTACATACCGTATTCGTTCGGCCCGTACGCGTTGTCGAAGTACACTCTGAACCGCGCTGGCAGTTCCAGAGGTTCATCTATGTAGCCGAATTGCGCAGGTACGGTGCCGGTGCCCATACGGATGGACGTTCTAGGTAGATCGAACTCAATACTAGAGTATGACTCTGTAGCAGTGAAATACACTGTAGGTAGTGGGCACACTACGTCGAAGCCCTGCCTGATTATGTGCAGCTCGTCTACTTGGCTGGAACGCAGTCGTGCGGTTAGCCCCGGTAAAGTAGCGGAAAAATGCGCATACGGTCTGTCAGAGAACACGATTTCTGTGGTCGGTAGAGTTATGTCGCAGCTCATTGGCCGATCATCGGAGAAGATAACCGCCATCTCCGGTAATGTTACGAAGAACGGGTTTGTCGCCGCTGCGAGCCCCGCTCTTGCCGCCCAATATACTTGCGTACTTGGTAGAGCAGACTCGAAAATTACTCCGCTGGGGAGTTCGTCGGGGTATGGAACATAACCCACGTCGCCCACCGAAAAGTTGACTACCCCGCCGAGAAGCACGAAATCGTAGGAGGCGTACAGCTCTGCATAAAGCAGTTGTGGTTCCTCGTTTGTCAAGACTGCCGAGGTATACACCAGAACGTCGTCTACGTAATAGGTTACGACAGCTCTGTCTCTGCGTATTTTATACACCGTAGCTTGTGTGTGCGCAGGGAGTACAGGTGAGCCGGGGAAGTCTACATTCGCTTCGTAGATGCTCGCTGTAGTGCCTTGGATATAAAACCCGTGTGTTCCGCGTCCTTCAAATTCAGGCGTGCCTACGTCTGCGGCATTGAAAATAGTCAGGTACGCGCCGCCTACGTTTTCACTTACTGAAAAGCTGAAGCTACCGTCGCGGTACATTTTTTCTACGGTGTTAGCCGTGCCGTTCCACGCGTACGACATCTGTTTTTCGTATGTGTAGTAAACGAACTGGGTTGTTTTGTACGACCCTGAATAGGTAGACCCGCCCGCAGCTACGGGATCGAGTAGCAGCATCCCGTCATAGTACCGGCCTGTTTTTATAGGGTCGCGTACAACTCCCCCCGACACGACTGTGTACGTGTGGGGGGTTGCGGTATCGACCGTATCTTTGGTTAGGCGGGTATCCACATAACCCTCCTAGTAGGTAGATTATGCGGCAGGGATTGTGACAGAGAAATAGTCGATAGTCTGTGACGCGGCGGCTGTTAATGAGACGCTCGACAAATTACCGTCCGCGCCTGCGGTACCGATCGTACCCTGTACGCGAGGGTCAGTCGTTGAGGCGTCGTCCCCGTCATCGGTCTTATCTACCAGTCGCCAGTATACGGCTGTGCCGGTCGTAGCAACTGTTCCCGCCCATGCGTTTGCACTCTTCGTTAACACACCGCTTGCTGCGGCTGCGAAGGTGAGTACGGCGTCGGCCGCCTCAGTAATCGTCACCAGAACTTCGCCTGTGATAGCCGCATCCGCTGTCGCAGGAGCTGTGATGGGCGCACCCGTGTATCCGTAGATACGGATCTCTGCATTAGCGAACGTGGCTTCAAATGAAGTGGCGTCCATCAAAGCGGTGCGTAATCCGGTGCTTAGTTTTACGGTCATGGTGTAACTCCTATCAAGTAGCGGATGCCAGCTCTATACCAGCAGAAATTCGTAATATGCCCCCAGCGTCTATGCTTCTGGCGGTGGAGAAGTTGACTGCGCTCAGGAGTGTGCCTGCGGAATTGCTCTTGGTGGAGTTCGAGGTCATAAAGGCTCCTCGTACTGTCGCAGCGGCTGCAAAGGTAAACTCTGCCTTAAAGTCCGGGTCAGTTTCCAGAAGATACTGGTTACCCGCGTCGTACTCGAATGTCCACGCTTCTCGGGTGGCTTCTGAATACGCTGCGTTCTCTGCGGCTACCACATTGGCGGAGGTTGTAGCCGCATTCAAGGTGATGGCGGAGCCGATCAGGCCGATATACCACGCTGCAACTGGAGTTCCGACGCCGCGCAACAGGGAGTTAATAAATGCCACGCCTTCTGTGGGGATGATGTTATCTGCGAATTCCGGGTCGCCAACTAGCTCCCCTGCGGCGTTCAGGATTTCTATTTTGTATTTGAACCCCGGCAAAATGGAGTGCTTCATGGGCCTATAACCTCGACGTCGTAATAATCTGACATGGCCATAGAGTTTCCTCTACGGTTATCGCCCATAACTGTTACTGCCAGTTCGAGCCCTTCTCTGCGTACTATACCAGCAACTGCGTTGTCTGCCAACACCGGCGCGTACGAATTTTTGTTGGGAAGTTCTACCTTCCCGCCATCGCCTGCTACTGCCTGCCCAAACTCTGTCATCCATGTAGCCCCCTCAGTTGTTGGTAGCGCTGTTCCTGCTACTGCCCCTATACCTAAAACAGCTTGTTGGGCTGGGTGATCTGTCTCAATATCCGTCACCCAGTAGGTCTGATCGGCGGTTATATAAACTCCGGGATCTACAGACACCACATTAGTTATCTCTAAAGGATACTGTAAAAACCCAGTAGCCATGCGGCATAGGTGAGGGCGCATAGGATTCATTATCCATAAAGCCTTCCCTTCAGTAACTAGAATCGACCCGTGGTGCGAGGTCAAAGCTGTGCCTGTTGGGGGCTCAATACAGAACTGCGTGTCCAGCGTCAAACTGTGTGAATCTATACTGTTCACTACGACTGTTGCTCCGGGGGCAACTTCCGCTTGTAGGTATAACGTCGCTCCGTTTGCGTGGGAGACGTATACCCGCACTACCCCGTCTGCGGGCGTCGTGGGTAGGTTGGTTAGGGTCATTTTCCCGTTAGCGCTTATATCCACTGTTTTAGAGGCTAGGGTGCCGGATTCTTCCCCATAGGGATTAACTACTGTCGCTGCTATTTTGTAGGTGCCCGCCTCTAATGCGCCGTCTGTTGTGGCGGTTACTGTCGGCTGTATTACAACTGTTTCGACGCCCCACCGACGTATCACGCCGTCTTTGTACCGAAATTTTGCAGAGCCGCGCTGCATAAACAGCTCTCCGGCATGTACCGTGCCTATCAGTTTTGCGTTCGGTGTGCTGCCTACCAGCGTTTTTGTAGCGCCTGAATCCACGTTGTAGCTGATGATGTCGGTGCCGCTTCCGTAGATAAGCTCTGAACCTATACCTAGCAGCCCTCTACCTACAGTAGCCGCAAATATCCGGGCATACCCGATTCTACCGTCAATTTCTCCGCCATTCAGGATATCGACATTTACTCCCTCGCGTATAAACCGGGTTCCGGTTCTGTATCCCACCGGCAACTGTCCACGGGGGGCTATGTTATTAGACCCCTGTACCCAGTTATCATGAGGGATGATTTTACTCACACATGCACCTTAGCCAGTGTACCCATCCAGCCTGCCAATTCGCCGCGAGGGCCATACATAGGGAAGGCCACGCATACCACCTCGTATTCACCGCCTGTAACGGATTGGAGTATAAATCTGGAATTATACTCCCGGTTTTGCGCAACGGCTTTTGTCCATTCTTCAAATACTTCGAAACGGTCAGGGTGCGGGATAGTGTTTATCCAGCCTGTACCTTTGAAATCCTCTGTGTTTCTGCCTGTCCATCGGGTCATTGTCCTATTGACATGGATGAAATTCCCGGAAGCATCCGCTTCGAAAATGGCTACCGGGGCATCCATACACAGCAACTTCGCGCGCTGTTCTGTCATAGATATCCGGTTTTCTATACGGTCTATAGCATCTCGTAGACTTGATCCGCCGTTGGGCACGAGCTGTTTCTTTATAACGTCCAGACTTTCGAACACTGCTGCGAAGTCTCGGGCAAACCTATAGGTAGGCACCACCGCGGATTTCCATAGAGTTACGGCCGCTGCGGTAGCGGCTGCTGCGGAGATCATCCAAGCGCTTATGTACGCTACATCGGGTATCTGGAACATTGTCGCCGCCTTATTTTCTATCTGATTCATCGTCGCCAGCCGGTTGGTTAAAGAGCACATACGTAACGAGTATTCCGGCTACTACAGAAAGTGTGATAGCCGCTATCAATATTCCGATACTATTCATGTGCTTCTCCTCCACACGCGTTGGATAAAGCGCTATGTCGATCTCGACACCGCCCGTACATATTACCCCACAATACCATAGTCTCCAATACCGCTTTTCCGTCCGTTCCCTCGAGATCAGGGAGTAGCGGGCACTCCACTAACAGGTTCTGTTGTGGGAGGGGTCTTGGCTCGGTTGATGAGCTGCACGCCGTCAGCGTTGCCAACAGGAGTATAAGAAGAGTTCGGTATATCGCGGTTGTCACGCCAGCGGTGCCTGTTTTTCTCGACTGTGTCACGGTTGTTCTCCGCTGCTGTACCTAAAAATAAATGGGCTGGATTGACGCACTTTGGGTTGTCGCACTTGTGCAGCACCCACAAGGAATCAGGTATGTCCCCGTAAGTAAGTTGGTACGAAAATCTATGCGCTCTCGTACTTTTACTTGCTACAAAGAAGCTCCCATACCCGCCTCTTGTTTGCGGCCCTTGCCAATCCCAACACCCGCTCTGTTCGTTCACCGAGTACTTCGATTTGAATCGCTGTATCTGTTTGTTCTCATCCGCCTTTGACCTGCACCCACAGCTTTTTGATCTACCTGTACGCAGGTAAACAGCCCTGACCGGCCTAGTAACTCCGCACGCGCATGTACATACCCAGTATGCGCCTTTGTTATCCCCCAGAGCCGGGCGCTTATTTATTACTGTCCAGTTCGCTATCTGGGCCCCCGCTAAGATCTCCATGTTTTGCCCTGTTTATTAGAATGATGCCATCATAATCTAAACATTTGTTCGTGTACACAGGGCGATCAATAATCTTCTGTTTCTCATGATATACAATCCACTGTTTTGTATCCCATTTAGCCAGTTTATCCTCCAATAACTTGGAAATTTCTGACTCCCTGCTCATCTCTGCGTTGATCGCTTGTGTAGCCGCGCTCAACTCGACCAGATCTTTCTTGGCTTCTACCAAACCTCGTACCCACCAGCCTGATGCGAATAATACGGCGATAATCGCCGCATATATTGCGAACTTTAAATCGTTCATACCCCTCCTACCGGACGCTTACATTGAGTCTACGATTAGAAACCGTGTCAAGGTTTGACCCGCCTGAGCTGTAGTCAGCCGACATCGAAATAATACTGTTTGTCGTGTTCAGATTTGGCACTGTAAAGGTGGTATAGGTAGCCGATGAAATGTTGAACGGCACATACCAGTTCGGCATTGTAGAAATCATCAAGGTTGTGGCATTGATCCTTGTGAATACTATCTCAGTGAACATACCATCGTTTGCGCTGTTGAGAGCATTAACCGCCCACACTTCTGTGTCGCTGGTTGTTCCGGCAGTGCCGAGCCTCATCCGCACCGTGAAAATTGACGCGCCACCTGAGCTTTTGTCCATCATGGATTGAATGACTACTGAATCACCGTCAGCTTGCAGTGAATTGTACGGCAATGTCACTTGCGCAACGATCTGCTCGGTCAGCACTGTGCCACCAACAGAATTAGTTGTGCCTGCTGCAAAATTGCTGGCAATGTTTCTAAATTTATTCCTGTACAGAAACCCCGTGCCGTAGACATAAATCAGATCGTAGGATTCACCTGCGGGGATTGAAACCGAGTAGGTTTCACCGCTGGTAACGTGAACGGCTGAAGTGCCAGAATTGCGGATAGTCCTTGAGCCTCTCAGGGTTGCCGCTGCTGTAATTGTGAGCGTCTTAGTGCCATCGCCTGTGTTGGTGAGGTTTAGCACTGCTGCCGCTGCTGTGGCCACGCTGGCGGTCATATCCGCAGAGGCCATGCTCACTGTCACTGCCGGTTGGGATACGTCTTGTTTCAAATCGAGAGCAGTGTTTACCGCTGTCTTACTCGGGGCAACTGTTGTGCTTGCTGTTAGGTTGTTTTCAACCTTGGCATCTGCCGCCACTTGCGCCCCAGCCGCTATCATGTAGCCGCCGTGGGAAGTCAACGGGCGTGTGTAATTGTATTGGGTCGCTGCGCTCGTCGTGGCGAACCGCTGGCTGAAAAAGAAATAGCCCGGTGCCAAAACTATGTTAGCGATATTATTCGAGTCAACAAAACTCTGGCTTAGCGCCCCTTCCCCTGTCGTGTATGCGATTTCGACGTCGTTGTCCGAAGCGTTGATTACTGTGATAAAGTTCGGAGTTTCGGTGGAAGGCGTAAACTGGATGGTGGTCGCAGCTGGCGCGTCTATGACCCCGAAAACCGAGTGTTTTGAGTTGGCAGCGCTGACCGTTATCGTCCCGCCCGCAGTGGCGTCTATGATGTGTGTATCGCCACCTAGCATTTCATAAATTGGTTCTAACGCCGCCCCGCTTGTGGGGCCGGGAGGGCCTTGCTCAGACACTTCGATAACGACGGTCTCGATCAACTCGCTCAATACTGTGTCGAGTTCCTCGGTGACGTAGATTACCGTCTCATCAGACATCCGGGAATCTCCGCTTAAACGACGCTGTGCCTTCCAGCAACCAGATAGTGTCATCTCCAAGGGTCAAAACCAGCTCGTATATGGCTGGGAAATCCGCATAGTCCAGTGTTGCCGTCTCTGTCTCGTCAATGAACAGAGCTAGCTTGCCCTCTGCTTCTGTGAGGGTAATACCGCCGTTCTCTGTAGTAAGGTTCACGAGATCCGTTACTGAGGCGATAGTTGTGCGGACGCGCAAAAAAGCCGTAGCGCCGGTCAAGTCTGCGGCTACTCCGCCGGGCATGTAGTACACGTTCTTGCGAAATGTAATACCCTGCTGTATCAGTATGTTGTGCTTGCCGGGCCGCATGGCAAACCTCCGTAAGAAATCAGTCTCTGCTTGTGCTCACGCAGCTCTCGCTCGTGTTTGGCGTCGTCGCAGTATCGCAGAAAACGCTGCTCATAGCTATCGGCTCGGCCTTTATCAAAGGTTTCAGCATCTTGTTTACGGTGGGCGTACATGCACACGCCGTCTAACAAGGCGTAGTGGTGCTGCTCGGAAATTTCAAACGGTTGGGCAGCCTCTGTGATTGGGGATAGAGGTCTACGAAAAACAAATATATGGAGGGTGTCTTCCACTTCTGGTGTGGGGTACAGGCGTACATAGTCTGTATCGGCATCCACCAGCATCTTCTCTGGAACCCCTGTCGGCGCGTTGGCTACCGTAGGTAACTCCATCAGATCTTCGACGTTGTGCAGTTCCAGAATGCCCCCGTCTGAATCTCGACCTACCCGCTTGATCTTCATGATCGAGGGGTGTAGCCGATAATCGGCTGTGCCGGGAACTAGCGTGAGGCGTGTTACAGAGGATCGTGAGTCAGATATCCCGCCGGTATGTCGACAGAAATCTTTCTGGGCTCTATCCATATACCCAAAACACTCGGCGTTTGACCACAGATAAGGTGCGGTATTATCCCGCACCTCGTTCCTGAATAGGGCCAGAACTTCCGAGGTATCCATCACTCACCTTTTGTTGGAGGTACAAGGGCTGCCGCTGCTTGCGCATTGGCCTTCTCTTCCTGTTCTGTCTTCATCTTGGCCCAGCACGTCGCTACTTCTTTCTGCGCTACCTTGAAGCCTGCGCGGGCGGATACAGCAATGTGTGAGGGGACGCCTGACGCTGCAAAATCACTGGCATCATTGCGTTCAATCATGTCTTCGAAGATCAGGTACATCATATCTTCACGGTCAGCAGAACTTTGTGGTACTGCTGGTAATACTGGTGCGGTGAAAACCTGTGTGACTTTCTCGTCGCGTGTTGCGTTATCTGCAAACGCCATGCCTTTCTCGATAGCCATTTTCACCATGTCTCTCGGGATATTGCAAGGGGTGTTCGCATAAATCTGGATGGAAATAACCGGGCCTTGCAATACAAACGTCCGGGCGGAAATCATCTGTTCAAGTTTCATACTGTTACCTTCGTGGGGAAAGCGGAAGAAAAACCCCCCTTTCGGGGGGTCTGTTTATCAACCCGTTACATACTCAGCGTTGCCGCGTTGGATGTAATGAATACGTACGATGCCCGCACCAGTTGTACATGCGTCGTCGGTACTGATACCGATCTGCACTGGGTTGGTTGTGGTAACGAACGCGGTAGTGGTGATAAGCGCGGTCGAACCTGCTGCTTTCAAATCCGCTGTCGCGAGATAGCGGTCTACGTCAGCCGTGTCGCCGATAATCACGTCGTATCCAGCCGTGTCGAAAGCAGTAGTTCGGAGGAATTCCCCGCCTACTACGACCGCGCCTGCTGGCAGATCGAGAATATTGAACGTGTAGATCGTCGCGGCGGACGAACCGCCTGCCAACGATCCGAAGTCCCGGGCTACACCGTTGACATCCAACATCGTGTCGTTGAAGTTAAATGTAAACTCGGCGATTTTAATATCCTGCGCCGACTGTACCTTTGTTAAAAGTGCCATATCAATTCTCCCGAATTAAACGTGAGTTACGTATGCGTTGATAACGCCGAAATCTTGTGCAGCCGAGCTACCAGAATACTGGTTGACGAACTGAGGCTTCAAGAGACCTACGATCTTACCGGTAGCGATACCGGGCTGATTGTCATAGTCGAACTCTTTCTCCACCCAAGTAGGTGCGCCCAGATCAGCCATGCCCAACGCTTGTGCGCCGCAGAAGATAACCTGTGAGCCTTCGATGTTGGTACCCGCGCCGTACTTAGTGGCTGTGCCGCTAGTATTAGGTACATGGCGGAACTCGTGCAACATAACACCGTCGATCAACACCGCGTCGCCTGTGAACAACTCGTTGTTCTGGCCGCGAGTCTGTGCATAGCGCAAGTTAGCTTTGTAGTCTTCGCTCTGTTTCAACTTCATCATCGCATCAGGGCAAAGGAATGCGTGGTAAGTCTCAGAACCGCCGTCGCCTTTGACACCCGCGATGTACTGGTTCTTCGCATATTTCTTTAACTCCATCAACAAGTTCCATGAAGGTACGCTGTTGTTGGTTGCACTACCGCCTGCTACGGATACACACGAAGTGGATGCGCCGCCTACAGTGAAGCCGGTAGAGTTATTCCACGCGCCGTAACGAAGGCTTGATGGAGTAGTAACGTCTGCAGCAAACTCAAGGTTAGGCAGATCAGAACCAACACGAGCTGCGCCATTAGGCTTATAAGCGTATGAACGACCGCCCAAAGTCAAGAACGCCATCTGGTCGATACGATCAGCAAGCCAGTACGCGAGTACGTTTTTGCTATTGCCGCGGAAAGTAACTACCGAACGTTGTTCAGCCATTGCGCCTTTTGAGCGGTTTGCGTGACGCAGTTGGTCGACGCGGATAACCGTGTCATAAGACTTCATCGCTTCTTCATTGCCTTCCAACGTACGGTCGCCCGCTACGCCATCACCTTCAAGATCAGCCAACAGCGTCATTACTGCGCGGTCGCCTTTCT